TTACGTATTCTACCCTTTGCTTCCATGTGTTATAATGAAGTTTTTGTGGTATCTATGTCTTCGTTATAGCTGTTATTTTTAGAATTGTATATTTTTAATTACTTAGATGCTTTGTTGGCAGCTGGATATTTGCAGGCTTTGTTAGGAGCTTTATGCAAATCCTGCTAACATATATTTTATACAGAAATGTTTTTAATTAAAAATTACAGCTTAATGTGTTTGCGATGCTGTTGTGTAGGCGCATAGTATCCCCTTTAGATACGGGCTGAATTTCGTTTACATTAGTTGAGTCTTTATGCCTTAGACCGTACGTTGCAGGGGTTCGCCCTGTACACCTTCGTAACAGCCCAAATATCCTGTAAGGGTTATCCTTATCCTTACAGCTGTTACCTCTAAGGGTCTTTATATGACTCAACCAGTTTCGGTTCTATCGGGGACACATCTCTGTTTATGTAGTGACAGATACTACCCGACGTCTGGGCTTTGGATTGACTAGGTAAACCTTAGTCTCTTGAAAGCCGTACTAATGACGGAACATTAGGAACCTATAAAGAACTTGTAGAATTAACTACTTTACACAAATATACCATTTTAGTTTACAGAAAAAAAAATATTTTTTATTTAAAACATCTGTCGTATATTTGCAATGTCTCAAAAAAGCCGATAATTACTCCCCCTTGGTTTCTACTAAGGGGTTTTTTATGTTTAATAGAAATTAACTATATTTGTTCAAAATATTTAAAATGAAAAAACTTTTATCTTTAGTAGTAGTACTTCTTTCAGCTACTGCACTATCCGCACAAACTCCACAATCAATCCAATTCGTTGGTGTTGACAGCTTAATTAACACCGACACGGTTGTAAAAAACATTACTCTGTCTACTACCTTGAATGGAATTGTATTACAGCCTGTTATTACAAGGGTTTCAGGTACTGCTGCCGGAAAAGTATTCCTTGCTCAAAGCATCGACGGAGCTAACTATATCACTACAGATAGCTTAATACTGTCAAATCAACTGGTAAATACAGCATTGATTACAAAAACACAACCAACAGCACTATACTACAGGCTGACATTTATCAGCTCTGGAACTACTGCTCTATGGCCTCAGCTGTTCTACTTACCAAGAAAAGAAAAATAATGTGTTGATAGATTCAAAAATTACAGTATTATTTAATAACTACATTTACAAAAAAAATAGTATAACAAATGGCAATAGCATTAAAACCTAGAAGTAACAAGCAAGGTGTTGTAGATACCTCTGATGACCTAGTTAATATTGAAGGTAGAGAAAATTACACCGTACTAGTAAAAGACTTAGGAATATTTGAGTGGGTTGCAACAGGTGTTGTTGACAGCTTAAATATTTTTGAAGGGAAAAAAGGATTCTGGAGTAGAGTAATTCAATCTAGTGAAGGTAATACACTTGATTTTACTCCTGAGAATGTAGCTAATAAGTCTATTTCTGTTACAGAAGATTCATCAAGTGATACCAAGTATCCTTCAGTAAAAGCTGCTAAAACTTATGCAGATTCATTGGTTGTAGGACTTTTAAACGATAGAGGTAATTTTACACCAAGTGTAAGCTCTCCTGGTTCTTGGCCTACAACTGGTGGCAGTGGTACTGCTGGAGCTATTAAAAAAGGAGACTTGTGGTTTTGTGCCGCTAATGGATTTTTAGATACAACAGCTGTAGTTACAGGTACTAGCTTCCGTGCACTTTCTGATGCCCCTGGTCAAACAGCAGGTAACTGGAATATCTTAGATGCAGGACTTGGATACACTCCTGAAAATGTAGCTAATAAATCTACAAGTACTTCTCTAGGTACTAGTAATACTTTATATCCTACTCAGAACGCTGTTAAAACTTACGTAGATAATAAATCAGGTATTCCATATAAAGTGTATACAGCATCTCTTATATTTGGCTCAGGAGCAGTTACTGCAACAGTATATCAAAATACAATAGGTGATGGCTCTGCTGATGGCGTAAATGATATTGCTTGGGTTGACCCTGGAACAGGTTCATACAATGCTAATATGACAGGAAGTACAGCATTCCCTTCTGGAAAAACATGGATTAAATCAGCTAATTATATGGGTGGTAATCAATGTTTTAATTTATGGGGAGTAAGAGTTTCTAATACTCAAGTTAGATATACTAGTAGAAAAACATCAGACAATTCACTTAGTAGTGCTAATAGCATTCCTGTATTTATCGAAATTAGAGTTTACCCATAACATTAAAATTAAAAAACAATAAACAATGGCAATAATTCAAAAACCTAGAAGCAATAGTCAGGGTGTTGTAGATACAACAGCTGACTTAGCTCAATTAAATGGAAGACCAGGGTATCAAGTTCTGGTAAAAGACGTAGCTATATTCGAATGGGTATCTACAGGAGTAGTAGATAATAATAATATCTATCCAGGATTAAGTGGATTATGGAGTAAAATTATTATGTCTGCTGATGATGCTCTATCATTTACACCAGAAGATTCTGCTAATAAGTCTTTAAATGTTATTACAGATGGAGACAGCGATGTTAAATATCCTTCTGTTAAAGCTACTAAGATTTATGCAGATTCTTTAGTTACTGGTCTACTTGATGACAGAGGTAACTTTACTCCTGGACTTACATCTCCTGGCGCATGGCCTACTACAGGTGGTAGCGGTACAGCAGGAGCTATTATGAAGGGAGATATTTGGTTTTGCTCTGCTAGTGGGTTTATGGGTACTACTGCTGTAGTTGCTGGAGCAAGTTTTAGAGCTACAGTAGACACTCCTGGTCAAACAAACGCTAACTGGAACGTTCTTAGCGCAGGTGCTATCTCTGTTGCTACTCCAAGCCTAAGCGAAGTAACAGCAGTAGGTGCATCTACTACAAGTAATATGTCTATAAGCAATGGTAACGCTGCGGTAGATTTTCAGGTATTCTCATCATCAAACGGTGGTGTTCAGCTGGCTGTAGACTCAATTAATAAAGGATATGCTTATATAGCATCAGGAAATGGAACTGGAGCAAAAATAAAAGCAAACAATATAACTGAAGATAGAAATATTCAGCTTCCAAACGCTTCAGGTACTCTTGCCCTCACTAGTGATATAACTTCTGCACCTTATTTAGTTTATTCAGCACTAATAACATATAATGGCTCATTCACGATAGATGTATTACAAAATACATTAGGGCAAACTATTACCTGGTCTATTCCAGCTAATGGAACTTACAGAGCAACTTCAACAGGAACGCCTTTTATAGTTGGGAAAACATTTTTAATATGTCCAGGATTTTCTAATGCAGGAGTTCCATATATTATAGCTCCTGGTGCTGGAGGAAATATAGCTGATTTTAATTTCTTTAAATTTGATGGAACGAAAACTTCAACACCATTAATAACTAGATACCCAGTAGAAATTAGAGTTTATCCATAATATTCTGTTCATGGTTTGGTTTGTAAGCCCCATCTATCAAGGTGGGGTTTTTTTTATCAAATATTTTCCATTAAATAGAATTTTGTAGCAAATATTTTCCAATAATGCGACACTTCTGTCTTTTATTTGATTGCATCATATAGACATTATTTAGACATTTATAGGTTTATTTAGGGTAGATTTGTCTATATTTTAATCACAGATTTTACTATATTTGTGACTAAATAGAAACAGATGAACTACAAACCACTAAGAGGTGAACTTCTTGTTATTGTAGACAAAGAAGATAAATACACCCACACCATTGAAGGTACAGACATAAAACTCTACATCGAAAAAGACTACGGATGGAACGAAAGGGAAAAAAATGCTGTTAACGCTATAGTCATATACGGAGCAGCAACTGGACTTGAAGAAGGAACGCCAATCGTTTGCTGGCATAACTCGTTCACCGAACATACACTTATAGATACTATACAGACAGATGAAGACTCTCTGCACGGAGGAAAAAAGAAATTATACGTGCATACACTTAGACCAGATAGAGTGTTTTTTTATATTGAAAACGGTATTCCAGTACCGATGGATGGGTATTTACTAGTAGATAGAGTGTACTATAAACCGGAATCTGAATCCATTATCCTAACAGAAGTATCTGAGAAGAAAGAACAAAACAGAGTGGTTGTAAAGAGTACACCGTTAGGACAAGATACTTTCTCAGTAGGGGACGTTCTTATAGTAGAGACTATGGCTGATTATGAGGTTGTGTATGCGTACGAAGGGCGTGAACACCGAATAATCCGTATAAAAGAGCAGGACATCATGGCAATAGATAATACATTCGAAATAAACGAAACAATGAGAATAGGAGTATGACAGATATAGTAAAACTTAAACAAAGGATAGAAGAACTAGAAAAGGAGTTAGAAGCATACAAAGGAGATGGCCTTCAAGGTCTTTACCACGCACTCAACTATCAGCTGTCTAAGCTGTCAGAAGAACTCAATGGAGAGTATGTGTCCTTTAAATCCAAAAACGATAAAACATTTGAAAGAGTATGGAAAGCAATGGTAGACAGCAAAGATGTAGCACAGAACCTGCTGTGGCTAAAGAAGGAACTGAAAATAGGAACGGAGAAGGAGGAGGAGAAACCACTAATAACAAGAAATCCAATAGAGGCCTTTATAAAAAAATAGAGCTACACAAGATTCCAAAAATAAATGCTACAAAGACTTACAAAGGTAACGAAGTTCGCTCTATAGTAGCTTTTTATAGAGAGCAGTACTACGCCAAAAACAGAGAGCTGCTAAGAGTAAATAAAAGCCTTAAGAAACACAAGGCTAAGAAAAAGAGCATTATTGACAAGTACATAGCAAGACAGAAGGAAACATATAGAAAACTTAAAGCAGAAAAGACAAGAACAGAGAATCTTAAAAAAACACACAAAAATAAACTACTTAAAGAAAGAAAAAGAGTTGATGAATTTATAGTACTTCAAAAAAGAGAAATCAGAAAGCAGGAGAGGAATAAAGTAAAGTACAAGTACGTAGACGTAGACAGGCATACGAACCCGCGTAATCTTGATATTATTACGTGGATTCGAATTTACACTAAGATAAATATTATTCGCAGAAGAACAAAATTAAAAGCACAAGAAGTTTTGCTATTGTTGTGGATATACTCAAATGGAGAGGGGAATACCAGAACCCCTATGTGGAAAAAAGATACAGGAATGCACCCAACATATATTGGAAAGTTCAAACAAAGGATAATACAGTTTAACTTAGTAAAAGAAATTATGATAAAAGGCGTATATAACTATGACCTTACAGAAAGAGGGAAAAAGTTTTTAGAGCCAATAATAGAGTTTATAAAACAAAGAAACGTAGATGCAAAAAGAGTCAAACGTAAACTTGTACGGGATAGAGTACGAACTTCCGAAGCAGCCTCCGGCATACAAGATGGAGGGGATACAGTACAGCAAGAAGGAGCAGTACTTTAGGTATACGGAGATTCCTGAAACATTTGAGGAGCTGGAATATGACTCTTCTGGTAATGCTATTTGGTCAGATGAGCAGTGGGAGTTTATTATGAGAGAGCTAACTCGCTGCCGTGATGGGCATTGGTTCTTAAACAACGGTCAACCAACATATATTACCGGGAAATACTACTACTTCCTAAACTACTTCACTCTTGAAAATGGAGAAAAGCCTCACTACAGGGATTGCGATAGGAGGTATTACCTATTTCTTGACTACTGCGAAAAGTCATCTAACATACTTGGAATCATACGCGTAAAGTCTCGACGTGAAGGTGCTACCTCACAAGCCTCGTCTAATCTTATTTATACAGCTACTACAACTGAGCAGGCTAAATGTGGTATCATATCAAAAACAGGGGATGATGCTAAATCCGTATTCAAAGAGATGGTTGTATACGCATTTCGTAACCTGCCACTATTCATGAAGCCAGACATCTCAGCAGGTGATGACCCTGAGAAGATACTTAGGTTCATGAAGCAGGTATCAAGAGTTAAGAAGAAACAGCAAACATCTATTAGAGAAAAGCCGGAAGGGTTAAACTCTCAGATAGATTTTAAAAACACAAAGCTAAACAGCTACGATTCTAAAAGAACTACAAGGCTACTTGTCGACGAGGCAGGTAAGTTTCCTACCGATGTTCCTATTCAACGCTATTGGCCTATTGTTAGAAAGACGCTAGAAAAAGGTAGTAGAAAGGTAGGATTTGCAGAGATGCCATCGACTGTAAACAAACTAAAAGACGGAGGAGCAGGATTTAAAACGCTATGGAACGAATCTAATCAGTTAACTCATAAGACAACTCCAACAGGTCTTTACAGATACTTTAAACCAGCATACGATGGGTACGAAGGGTTTATAGATAGATATGGAATGAGTATTATAGAGCCTCCAACCAAAGACCAAGAGAGATTCCTGCAAGAAACGACTACGCTTACACTACAAGAGATACGATTAGGCGCTAAAGAATATCTTAGGCAGCGTATTGAAAAGATTGAAGATGATGAGATGAGGTTAGAAGAAAAGCGGATGATGCCATTTACAGAAGAAGAAGCATTTGCTGCGGACGATTCAGAGTCTTTCTTTAATACATCATTAATAAGAGAACAGCTTGAATACCTAAAAGACAATAAACCATCTATGCGTAGAGTTACGTTTGGATGGGATGAGAAAAATAAAGTAGACTATAGAGATGACGCTAACGGTAAATGGCTGTTACTTAAACAACCAAGATTTACTAATAGTGTAGTGTACGACGATTCTGGAAAGAAGCCTGCTAATACGCATCAGTATAAGATAGGAGTTGACCCTTTTGCATCAACAATTATAGTAGGTAAAGGTTCAAACGGTGTTATCGTTGTATACGAGCAGTATGACCCTACAGACCCAGAGAATACAGGTATGCCAGTAGCTATATATGTAGGAAGGCCTAAAACTAAGAACCTATTTCATACAGAAGTATTATATGCCTGTCACTATTTCGGATGCAAGGCTACATACGAAAATGCAAATGATGACTACTTTGAATGGTTTATAGATAAAGGACATAAGAACTTTATTACCAAAACTCCAAAATCTGTACTTGACCCTAACAGAAAATCTAAGAATGTTCAGACGTGGGGAGTATCGCCAAAAGACCCTTTCTCATTAAATAAGCAACTTGAGCTTGCTCAATTTTGGGTTGACAACTATTCTCATAAGATGTTCTTTAAAGAAATATTTGAAGATATGCTAGAGTATGACCATTTCAATAGAACAAAGTCGGATATTACTGTTGCATTTATGATTGCACTTGTAGCAGCGGCAGGAGACGTTAGAAATGTGTTGAAAGAAAAGAAGGACGTCGCACCACTTGTTCTAACATACGATATTAGCAACATCAGATAGATTTTGTATTTTTGATAAAATACTACAATTTTGACTCCGTTTTATAATCCCACATTGCAGTTTCAACTCAATCTTGAGGGTGTTTCAGACGCAGAACTTGGCGAAAAGATGGCTAAGTACGTACATTCTATCGTGTCTAATGAATACTTTGAGAAGCGCAATGTAGAAATATCGAAGAACTATAAGTTATCTACCGGCAAACAGGATATGCGTGACTATATGCAGTTCTTGAATATTGACGGTAAGCAATCTTACGTGAACCTAGACTGGACTCCACCTATGATTGCTCCTAAGTTTATGGAGGTATTGATTGGTGGATTTATGAAAAGAGGAGAGAAGCCAAGATGTACAGCTGTTGACCCTGTTAGCATAAGAAAGAAGAAGTATGATAAGTCTATGGCTGAGTTCCGTATGCTTGAGCCTGAGTTTAACAAGATGGCTGATGAAGCTTTAGGAACGTACAAGAACAGAGAAACATTTGAGCCGGAGAGTTATGATGAATTGGACATATTCTTTAACGTGGACTACAGAACTCCAGAAGAAATACTCATGGAGCGCGGCGCCACAATGGTTATGCACAATAACAACTGGACTGACATCAAACGTAATTTACTTTGTCACATCAGGGACGCAGGTTACGGTGTAACATTTACTAGAGCAGAATCAGACGGTACTGTAAAGGTAGAGTGCATTAATCCTATAGACTTCTTTTCGTCATACTCTGAAAGGAATGACTTAAATGATGCCTCTGTTATGGGACATCGTAAATCAATGAGACTGTTTGAGTTACGTAAACAATTTGGGTTAAATGAAGAGCAATTATTCGAGATTGCTAAAACATCGAAAGACTGCGTTAATCCATATACTTACAAATGGAAAAATGAATACATAAATCCGGGCTCCCGTCCTTATGACGATTACGCCATTGAGGTTTTATTCTTTGAAGCTAAAACAGTACGGCCTATGTTTTGGGTAGAAAAGAATAGGGAGAACCGGAAATATGTAGAGCGTAAAAAAGGTAAGCCTGAAAACGTAGCAGAAGATAAGATAGTTATACAAAAGGAGATGGAGGTGATATACGCAGGTGTATATCTTCCTCAATCTAACAGATTACTTAAGTTTCAGCCTAACAGCCCAATGATTAGACCTTCTAATCCAAAGGAGTTGACAAGAGCTTATTTTAGTTATTCGGTGTATATGCCTAATAATATTGGCATGAATAATACGCCACTAGCTGAAAGGATTAGCTCTTCAGTGCGTATGATTACGCTTACACACATGAAGATTCAGCAGCTGATAGCCAAGATGAGACCATCAGGTATTGCTGTTGATATATCTGGACTTAAGGAGGTGAACCTTGGGCAAGGACAGGTGCAACCTCTTGAAATACAACGAGTATACGACCAAACAGGTAACATATATTATAATAGTATAGATGAAGATGGTGAAAGACGCAATCTTCCGATTAATGAATTACCAAATATTGGTAACATTAACCAAATCAATGCAGCTATACAAGTTTATAACTTTTACGTATCTAAAATACGTGATGAGGTTGGTATCAACGAATACAGAGAAGGTTCAAGCGTTAATCCTAAGATGGGGTTAGGCGTTTTACAATCTCAAATCCGCGAGTCTAACAATGCTACTGATTTCATCTATGATTCTTATTTGGAGATTACTGAGCAGACGATTACGAAAATAGGCATCCTGCTTCATGATTCTGTGGTATATGGTGGTACAGCTTATAGGGAGTTCTTCGGTAACTCTGAACTCAAAAATATGTACTTTGAGTTTAAGATGGAGATGCTTCCTGATGATGCAGAAAAGCAGTATGTAGACCAGCTTGTTAACATGGCTGTTACAAATAACCTTATCAACTTTGATGACGCATTTAAGATTCGCAGACTTGATAATGTTAAATTGCAGGAGTTATTTCTTACAAGAGCTAAGAATAAGAGAATGCAAGAGGAGATGCAGAAAGCTCAGCAGAACTCTGAGATGAACGCTCAGATTCAAGAGCGTTCTGCACAAGCTAAAATGCAATCAGATGCAGTTATTGAACAGGAGAAGGCTAAAAGTAAAATAGCTATTGAAGAAACGACAGCAAGATTCCGTAATGATGAAAATATGCAGAAGTTTGTACATGAAGTGCTACTTATGTCGTTTAAAGAAAGCAAGCCTTTGGATGGTTATGTGAAGGATATAGTGGATGGATATTTTGAAGAGAAAGCTCGCCAAAAGCAGATGGAAGAGCAGGCATTAGCTGAACAGCAACAGCAAGCTCAAATGGAGTTTTTAGCACAGCAAGGTATTACTCCTGACCAAATAAATGAAATGCAAGGTCTTGTAGATGAGAACAATGCGGCTGAGCAACAGATGATGCAGCAGCAACAAATGGCTCAGATGATGCAACAACAGCAACAACAACCTCAATAATATGTTAGTTAAGAAAAAAAGCGAAAGCAAAGCAAAGTTTACAGCACAAGAATTTTCAAAGTTCAAAGCTATGTATAAGGCTATGGAAGAAGGAAAGGATGACGAGGAGGAAGATGACATGGAGGAAGATAATATGGAAGAGATGCCTGCTGTAATTACAATGGGAGCACAGAAGAAGAGTAGTAAAATGATTAAAAAGTCTTAGTATATGCCAATGATTAAAAAAGACTCTCGTCTTGAGAGAGCAGGTGTGTCAGGATATAATAAGCCTAAGCGCACCCCTGACCATCCTAAAAAGTCTCATATTGTAGTAGCTAAAGAAGGTAGTCAAATTAAGACAATACGCTTTGGCGAGCAGGGAGCAGAAACTGCCGGAAAACCAAAAGCAGGAGAGTCTGATAGAATGAAAAAGAAGAGAGCATCATTTAAGGCAAGGCATTCTAAAAATATAGCGAAAGGAAAGATGAGTGCGGCATATTGGGCCAATCGCGTAAAATGGTGATAATCAATAACTTATGAGTGTTTCTCAAAAAACAAATCCTTCTCTTTGGAAAAGAGTAGTATCTAGCGTAAAAGCTGGCAGCAAGGGAGGAGATGCTGGTGAGTGGTCCGCAAGGAAAGCTCAGTTAGCTGTCAAGAAATACAAGGATGCAGGTGGCGGATATAAAGGTGATAAATCATCTTCTAACAGCTTATCTAAATGGAGTAAGCAGGAGTGGACTACATCTTCAGGAAAGCCATCAGAAGGAAAGAGAAGGTATTTACCAAAAGCTGCTTGGAAAGCATTATCTTCGTCAGAGAAATCAGCTACTAACAGAGCTAAGGCAGAAGGTAATAAAGAAGGTAAACAGTTTGTAAAACAGCCTAAGGAAGTAGCTGAGAAGTCAGCCAAGTACAGGAAATAATTTTTAACAATAAAAACAAATACAATGCCGGGAAAAATGAAAGCAGCAAAGAATCCAGGATTCAAAGCTGTACAAAAAGGAATCGCTAAGAAGCAAGGAGTATCAATGGAGAAAGCAGGAGCAATCCTTGCATCTTCTACACGTAAGGCTTCACCTGCCGCAAAGAAAGCAAATCCTGCTTTGAAAAAGGTGAAAGGTAAGTCCAAGTATTAATAACAATAAAATAGAAAACAAATGGCAGAAAATCCAAATTCCTCAATGTTTGAGGACTTAATAGAATCGGGTGAAATAAACCAAGCAGCAGAAGGTGCTCTTTCTGGAAATAGCGAAAACTTGGTATCGCAAAATGAGACATCAAGCGAAACGAACCAAGGGCAACAGCAATCTTCAACAGGTGTAGACTTTGAAACATTATTAGCAGAGAAAACAGGCGGCAAGTTTAAAAGTGTTGATGAAATACTACAACTTGCAGAAAAACCTAATAATCAAGATATTAACTTTGCTAATGAGACTAGCAAGAAAGTATTTGAGTATTTGAAGGAAGGTAAGGTTGATGAGTTCTTAAATGTCTACCAGCAACAGCAGAAGCTGACCAGCTTAGATAAGCTTGATACAGACAACGTGCTGAAGTTGAAGATGAAGTATGAGAACCCTGAACTTACAGATGAGGAGATTGAAGATGAGTTCAACTACAAATACGGAATCGAGCAGCCCGATATTGATGAGGATTTAGATACTCCCGAAGAGATTGCAAAAGAGAAGAAAAGACACGAGAGGGAGAAAATCAATATGGAGCGTCTTAAAAAGAAAGACTTGAAAGAAGCTAAAGACTTCTTGAAAGCAAAGAAAGAGGAGATAGTTCTTCCAGATATTGAAACGCGCCCTACTCAACAGTCGCAGTCAAATGCGGCTGACGAGGCGGAAGTAAAGGAGTTTCGTGACAAATACTTAGGAACGATTGCTGCAACCATTGATGAGATTGTGGGATTCGGAAATAAGTATAAGGACAGCGAACTGGAGTTTGAAACTACTTATGTAATAGACCAGCAAGATAAGGCTAGTCTACAGAATAAGATGGAAAACTTCACTTTGCAAGACTACTTTGTTCCGCGCTACATTAACGAGGATGGAAACTTTGACACGGAAGCTATAGCTCACGACTTATATGTCATCGAGAATTTGGATAAAATAATCGAAGCTCATGTAAGTCAAGCTGTAAACCAAACAAAGTCTATGTTCGTTAAGGGTCTTAAAAATGCCAACTTCCAGGAACAGGTAAGCAGGCGTTTGCCGGACGAGCAACAGGCAAGTCAAAATGAGATGGTAGATTATTTCTTTAAAAACACATAATAATAACAATTAAAAACTAAAAGCAATGGCATACAATTCAGCGGCGGAGAAACCGTCAGCATTTGTCAATCCCGGCGCAGGTCTAACAAGAGGCATTGTTAGTGACCTGTCTATTCTTAAGCCTCAGTATTATCCTAAGTTCATCAGCAAGTATGGTGCTCAAAACTACACTATGCTTCTTGAAATGCTTGGATTCAAAGGTCAAGTAAAAAGTAACGTAATCCGTCACTGGGAAGACCTCGGAAAGCTTCACCAAGCTGTACAGGTTAACGCAAACGTAACTGGTGCAACTAACGGTTCTGCTGTTACTTTCACATTGAAGTCTGGTTCTCACTACGATAGCGGAACTAAATCTCCTATCCGTGTAGGTGAAGTAGTTGAAATCGCTTCTACTGGTATTCAAGGTAAAGTAATCAGCGTTGATAAAACAAACGCAGGAGCTCACGAAGCTACTGTACGTCCTCTTAGCGCTACTCAACAATTTGAGTCTGCTACTCTTGATGGTCGTTTGGACGCTGACGAGTGGATTCTCTTCCGCGGACAAGCTGCGGTAGGTGAAGCTTCTTCTAAAGGAGATGCTTTGATTCCTCGCGTTGAAGAAGTGTTGAACTACGTTTCTGAAGTTCGCGAAGACTGGAGAGTTACTGACCGTGCTATGATTGAAGAAATCTGGTTTGGTGAGAACTATTCTTACAAAGGTCTTGAAGATGCTGTAAAGCGTTTCATGAACAACAAAGAGTTTACTCTTATGTTCGGTAACACTATTACTAACACTAACGCATCTGCTACTTCTAAGAATACAATCGGGCTGTTGCAACAGATTGAAAACCGTGGTACTGGCGTATCTTATAGCGCTGGAAACCTTGACCGTGCTAAGCTTCACGAAGTAACTCGTGCTCTTGACTTTAACGGAGGTTCTCAAGAGAATCACCTTCTTTCTGACGTGTTCTTGCGTCAAGAGTTGGATGACGAACTGTTCGACCTTTACGATGCAGGAGCTATCCTTTGGGGTACTGTAGGTGGTAGCAAAGAAGCTGCTGCTATGTACGGATTCGGTTCTATCACAATGGATGGTTATACCTTCCACATTAAGAAGTACCTTCCGTTCTCTCCTGAAGCAGTTTACGGTGCTACTCCAACTGACCATCAGTACAAGAACTACGGTATCGTTGTTCCTATGTCTCAAGGTCGTGACCCTCAAACTGGAGAGCGTTACAACTCTATCGAAATCACTTACAACAATGTGAATGGTAAAGACCTTCATATTTGGGAAACTGGTGCTTTCGCTAAGAGTCCTACAAGCGATACAGCTGAACTTAACGTACACCACCTGTGTTACGCAGGTCTGCGCGTGTTCGGTGCAAACCGCTTCGTACGCATCAGTGGTTAATCTTAACTAACCATAGAAGAAAGCCCCTCCAAAAGAGGGGTTTTTCTTTTCGTATATGTTGAAGATAATATCGTATCAATACGTATAACTAAACTACTTTTACAGCCTTGGATTTAATCTGTTTTCTATTACCAATTCCCCCCTTTGTTTTTACTTTGGGGGATTTTTCTTATATTTGCAGCGTACATTAATAGTTTTTGTTTAGAGTGAATACCCCCCTGTTGTTTTTACAACGGGGTTTTTTATTATATTTGTATCAAATAATTACTATGTCAAAAGAAAAACAGATTAAACAAGAAGTCCAACTACCCATTTTGGACGCCATTGACGACACTAAATTTGTCGTTCACAATCCTCAGATTAAAGAATTTGAGGACGATGATACTGTACAGCTAAAGAAGATGGCTCAGAAAGTGCAGGATAAAGTAAAAGCACAGCAAAGAGAGCCTGAGATGTACGTATTCAAGTTGCTCACTCCTTCAGGGCAGAAACCAAAAGCATACGAATCTATAGTAAACGAAATGCCTATATTTGATACAGCTTCTAATAGCGTTCGTACTATACGCCTTATCAGAGGGGCTTCCTCTATTTGGCTTGATGAGCAAGATGGGTTTACTCCTCAATATATCCAAAGAAACAAGCAGGATATAGTATTTAATAACGGATTCTTGCGTGTGCCACGTACAAATAGAACTCTTTTAAACTTCCTATTAAATAGCGATGATTACGATAAGAAAGAGAATCGTATGCGTAATAAGAGGGCAAAGTTTACTCTCGTAAACTCAACGGAGGTAGAAGCTGAGGAATTAAAGAAGGAAGAGAAGCGTCTAAGAGCTATTAACTTTGCTATGAACGCATCTGTAGAAGATATGCTTATCCATGCTGAGTTCTTAGGTATCGGCATGACAAACGAGTTCGGGGAGCAAAAGACGATGGCTAAGGTACGTGTAGAATACGCTAACAAGGCAGGGAACAATCCTGATGGCTTTATGAATAGCGCTGGTACTACAGCCTCTAAGGTTCAGTACTTCGTTAAGAAGGCTCTTGCCGATTCTCATATTGACGTAACTACCAAAAAAGGGTATGCTATTTGGGCAGAAAGTGAAGCTATAATATGTGAGATACCTTTCGGAAAGAAGGCTTACGAATCTATTAGTGAGTTTGCTATGTCAAAGACAAAAGAAGGTTCTCAATTCTTTGATAGAATAAAAACGCTCACTTCGGCATGATAAAATGTAAGTGTTGATATAAATTTGGTTCTTTTAAGTGTTCATGGTTAAGGCTGCTGTTTTTACAGTGGCCTTTTCTATTTATCTTTGGACTATGGCTACTTCTAATTCAGTATATGAGGAAGTGCAGTTCCTCTGCAACAAATACCATCATGGGTATATAGCCCCAGATGAGTTTGTCAGCACATTTAATACAGCTCAAAGAATATACATAAATAGGATTCTTGGTCAGGTTCAAGAGTATCAGAACGGCAGGCCTGTAGCTCGTACTGGTGGTCACATGACTCAAATTGTTGAGGAAAAGTTGGCTCCATTTACAAAGAGGGTTACACTTAGGTCTTCTAATGAGATAGCTACAGTAAAGACTCAATTTGAAGATTTTCTGAAACTGCTAAGTTTAAATACAGAAGGTGGTCAAAGAGTGCGCAGGGTTCGTCACGAGCAAATACATAGCGCAATAACTTCTGTTATAGACCCCCCATCAGGTGCAAATCCATATTATTACGAGTACGATACAGGTTTTAGGATTTTATCAGGTAGCGACGATGTTGATTCTATGATTATGACGTATGTTAGAAAGCCTGAAAATATTACATGGCCCTATGAGATGGGTTCAGGAAATATCCCTGTTTATAATGAGAATGGTCCTTTTGGTGGAGCATTGCAAAATCCAGAATGGAGAGACCAAGAGATTAACGAATTGATTTTCATACAGTTAGGTCTTATAGGAATTAACTTGAAAGATGCGGATTTGATTCGCGTATCGCAAACAGCAAAACAAATAGGTGAATGACAAGGGCACAGATGATAGAGCTTATACAGCGAGACCTTAATAATGGTCTTCCGCATGATGACTCACAGTATACCGATAATGAGATAGGTCTGTGGCTCAGTCAGGCAATGGCTACCGTAATGGAGCAGCGGTATAAGGAATCGGCAGAGATTGAGAGTATTACATACATGAATGATTTTTACTATGCAACTTTTAAGAATCGTTGTGTTAGTAAGGATACGGATACTGGTTATTATTATTTTAAACTTCCTCAGTTCCCACTTGGTTTACCAAGAGGTATTTCTATTGCAGGGGTTTATTTTAAGAGCGCAGAGGGACAGCTAACTGAAACTGTTGTGCAGATTGCTCCTCAGGAGATTGACATTATGAGGGGAATACCGATGCCTAAAAATAAGGTATATGGGTGGGCTGAGGGTGATTTGTTTTACATGATTAGCTATAAGAACATAAAGGACTTAAAAGCTATTGTAAGAATGGTTACTACAAAGATTAATGATGAGGATGAGATACCTGACAACGTAGGGACGCAGGCTGCTGACTTAGTTATCCGTAGAATAAGAAGCAGAAGCGGAGTGCAGGAAATTAGCAACGACGGAACAGACATTAAATAATTGACAGAATGAATACAGCAAGATGGGTTCAGCTTGAAGAGGTCGTTAAGGAGTATATCTCTCAGGCTGAGTTAAATATGGCTCATTACAGAAGGCTGTGGAATATAGCTTTCAGGGGTCTTGAGGATATGATGTTTAGCGTTTATGAGACTCCTAAAACTGTTAAGATACCTGTTCTGCCTAACAAGACTGTTAAGCTTCCGGGGGACTACGTTGCTTATACTAAGATTGGCGTACTTAATAGCGAAGGGGAAGTTGCTACATTGGCTAAGAATCCAAACCTTTCACTATTTGCACAGGAGCTTTCTAACAGGACAGATTTGAATACTGATGCTCCAGTAGACCCTACAAACATACGTGACTTCGTGTATCTTAACTATGATAACAATGGTTCTCTTTTTAACCTGTATGGGCTTGGTGGGTTTTTAATGAGTGCAGGGGAGTTTAATATAGACGAAGAAACTGGGGTTATTATATTGGACAACAAGTTCGAGTACGATTATGTGATACTTGAATATCTGTCATCACCAAGAGAGGATGAAGAATATAAGGTTCCCATTTTGGTAAAAGAGGCTTTGATTTCGTGGATAGCTTGGAAAGACCACGAGTATAAGCCGATGGGCAGAAGGTTCCAGGAGATGAGTAAGGAACAGCGTAGGATTAACTACGTAAGAGAGAAGAAGAAAGCTAAATTCAGAATCAACCCTGTAAGACTTTGGGAGGCTAATGACATTATCAGAGCCGGAGAAGTTCTTGCGGTTAAAGGATAACAATGATTGATTTAAGAAGATATACAGGAGGTTTAAACTTAGATACAGCTGCTGAGTTTTTGCCGCAAGGCGACTACATAGACGCGTTGAATGTTAGCGTAGGCTCAGAAGGTGTAGAAAAGATATTAGGCACTACAGAGATACAGAGTATAGTTAATCCGTCAAATGGTACGAATTGGGTGTGTGGTTCTCACTTTGATAAGACTAGACAGAAGGTTTACTATTTTATATTCAACTCACAGCAGTTTCACACTATTGTATCAATAGACGTTCCTACGCTTACGTCTACTATATTGTTTCAAGACAAAACAAACACTGGAGGTACTTCTATATTAAATTGGGGTACAGATGCAAGCTACAATCCTAACAAGATAATAAAGGATATAAAAGTAATTTATAGGGATAATGGAGGTGACTTGGTGTATTTTATAGACCCATTAAAAAGGCCGCTTAAATTTAATACGTCTACTCTCCCTACTCTTTCTTCTACAAATGATGTAATATTAGATTACTTCAAGGTTATCAAAGCTCCTCCTGTATCTCAACCTATCTGTAGTTATTATGATGCGTCAGGTAGAAGTGTAAACAATCTCAGGAAGAAATTGTTTCAGTTCAAATCAAGATTTATTTATGATGATGACGAAAAGAGCGTATGGAGTGCGGTAAGCAAGGTTCCTCTTCCAACAAAAGCAAATGATGACGCTTATTATGCTGATGGAACTAAATCAAATGCTATTTATGTAGGTGTTCAGACGGGCGATAAAAATATTAAAAAAATAGAAGTTGCAGGAAGAGTGAATATAGATTCTGTATGGAGTGACTTCTTTTTGATAGATACAATAAATAAGTCTCAGTTATCTATTTCTGATAACTCTACATACCAGTATTCTTTCTTTAATGACGGGTCTTACGTGCCTATTGATATTGAAGAGGGGAATTTATTATTTGATTATGTACCTGATGAGGCTAATGCGCTTGAGCTCGCTAATGGTAATACATTAGTTTATGGTGGTATTAAAGAGGGTTTGCCTAGGCTTTCTAATTTTGATGTAGATACTTCTACTATTGAAAGTACTCCTGCTATACCTGGTAGTGTTATTTTCAATGAAAGCTCTAACAATCTTACACTAGATGACCCTTCAGCTCCTCCTTATACATATTATAATACAGAACAAGTAGTAGAACTTACAGGAACAGTTAATCAGGGTGATATAATAACATTTGGGTTTAGTTTGTATCAGTCAGACCCGTTAGACATAAACAATCTGAACCCTATTTTTGAGCCTCCAATAACCTATACAGTAACGGCTGGTCAAACGCTTTATGATGCCATAGTTAGCATTGTTAATCAGATAAACTCAACATCAACAAATTTAACAGCTGTAATTACATACAATTTAGGAGATTATACAATACTTAGATTTTTAACAAATAGCTTTGATAAGTATTTTATATCTGGTACATTTTTAGGGGGAGGTACTTCATTTACGTTTACGCCATTCGTAGGCTCTACAGGCAACTCAACAGATTCAATATCTACTCTTAAGTGGAAAGGAAGGTATAAATACGGATTAGTTTATTATTCAAATGATGGCAAGACAAATGGGGTATATATAGGCAATGATAAAAATCTTACAGTAGACATACCAGAATATAAGGAAGTAGCAGGACAGCCAAAGATATTTAGCGTCCAAATGGACATAAATCACGAGCCTCCATCTTGGGCGAGTTATTACCATGTTGTAAGAACAAAAGAATTAACAAGTTCATTTTCTAAGTTCTTTATTACAAAGGCGACTATAGTATCAGAAACAAGTCAAACTCCTGCTCCTTATATATATCTAAACATACAGAATATATCTGTTCATGGACAGGAAATACCTGCATCTTCTACTATTATAAATTATACTTCATCATCATTTGTAAAAGGGGATAGGGTTAGGATAATTAAAAATACTACATCAGGAACTGTTTTTACTGGACAAAAAGATTACGAAATACTTGGTGTTGTAGCTAAAGGTGGTTCTGACATACACTTGAAACTTGCATTTGTTTCAGGTATGAATATAAGCCTTAGCCCTAATGATAAATATCTTATTGAAATATTAAGGCCTTCTGCTATCATAAGCAACGATGCTGAAAATGTTTACTATGAAATAGGTGAGAGGTTTAATATCGGAGTAGACATTAATGGAAATCTTATCCATAACGGTTCTTCGCAAAATCAAATAATAGGGATTGGAGTTCAGCCTGCTATATTAAGGCTTACTGATGGCGATTATTATACAAGATTAAGAAAGCTCGTTACTGGTGAATTTTCAGGAGTTGCTCAATACACGGAATACACCTGCATGGATGCGAACTTCAGCGACTTTTGGGAGAGTGGTGTATGGGGGCAGGGAAGACCATTAGTTATTGACGAAACAGCAAAGTCTCAATACTTCCCGGCATTATTAAGGTTCTCCAATTCATATATCCAAGGTTCTAACATAAACAACCTTAACAGGTTTTATCCTGAAAACCAAGAAGAGGCAGATAATAGCTTTGGGGATATTCTACGTTTAAAGACGCGTGAGAACTTTATTAGAATGTTCCAGCGGTACAAAGTGGCAATGATACCTATTTATCGTAGCATTATCGTGGATAACGCCACCTCTACCCAGGTTGCACTATCTGAAAAGCTATTAAACAGACCGAATTACTACGCAGGTGAATACGGTATCGATAAGTACGGAAGTTCATTAGTATCAACAGATTATGGTGACTATTTCTTAGATACAATAAACAGGGCTATAGTAAGGGTTAGCCTAGATGGGATGACCAACATTAGCGACACTTATAATGTGTCTGCTTACGCAAATGATAACCTGGATGAAAATAGCTATGGGTACGGATATTTCAATTATGAGAATAGGCAGGTAGTGATGCTTAGTGGAAGAGCTGGGTATCAGAATAGCATCATATCATATAGCGAGCCAAGGAAGGTATTTGTATCTAGGCATGGTTATACTGGAGCTACGTCATTCCTTTTTGTAAACGGGTTTGTTTGGTCTTTCTTTGTAAACGCGTATATTCATAACAACTCAAGCAGGTGTTTGTTCTATGGGGCTCAATCAGGAGGTTCTATAACAACCGTATTCAATTCGAATGTAAACTTCAAGAAAACATATACAGCAATAGAGATTTCTGCCACGCAATTTGTTCCTGGTAACTTGTGGGCTGGGAATCTTTCTACAGGGCCTAATACTAACCAATCTACGTCAATAACGCAAGATGACTTTGTTAAAAGTTATGCTTCTAGCGGTATAGCGACTAAGGAGTTTAAGGGTAATGCTACTATAAAGCGTAACGAGCTTTCGTCGGCAGGAAAGTATTTTGGAGAGCCTATGAAAGGGTTGTATGCTGTTCTTACTTTATCGAATTTCACACCTTCAAATACAAAATTAATTTCTGTATCTTTGAAATATATTCAATCACCTTTAACGAATACATGATATGATTGACCCTATTACTATGCTTGCAATAGGAGCAGGAACAAAGGCGCTTTTAGGAGTTGGGCAGGCTTTATTTTCAGGAAGGAAAAGAGCCGAGCCTAAATATGAGATACCTAAAGAGGTAGAAGAAGCTGTAGGTTTAGCTAGAGGTATGGCTGCTGAAGGTATGCCGGAGGCTCAACGTATGGCTGCTTTGCAGAATATTCAGCAATCGGCTGTGCAGGCAGGAAGGACAGCTGCTATGGCTGGAAGAGGGGCTATGCTTGGCTCTATGGGAAATATACAAGCTCAGCAGGACAGGTCTGTTCTTAATTTAGCTTCTCAAGATGCTGCTATGCGTCAGCAGAATCAAAGATTTATGTATTCTGCGTTGAGGGCTAAGGCTCAGGATAAGGACAAGGCTTTTGCTAATCAATGGCAGTCTTGGATGAATGAAGAGCAACGACGCAGAGCATTGAGAGGAGCTAGTATGCAGAATATAGGCGGAGCTGTTGATACGATGATGGGAGGAATGATTCAATTACAATCTATTCTTGGCACTGATAAAGTTCAAGATGACATGAATCAAATTACTCCTACATCAGAAAGAATCCCTATTAGCGGTGCTTTAAGTAGAGCAATATCAAGACCTACTATGCCAAGTGTTCCTCAACCAAGCTATGGATTTACGCCTAGCCAAATGACATCTAGAGGAATTTTCCAAAGTTTAATAAGAAGATAAAAGCAAAGTAATACAATATGGCAGAAGTAAGACAGATACCATCGGCGGTAGGTGCTTTTGAAGCACAGGTAATAGATTTCAATAAGACGTACAGTGCCATTGTGCAGAATGCTAATGCAGCAAGAAGAAGGCAGATACAGGCGCAGCAAGATGTAGAAAAGCGTATAGATGTATCTTTAGCCGATAAGCGCGCTATACGGCCTCAAGATAGCGACTATATTGAAGAAAAGCGTCAAGATGTATACAATTACTATTTCCAAAATAGAGATAATATCCTTGCAGGAGGTAAGGCTGCCGGGGAGTTAAAGATGAAAATGGGGGAATTTACAAGCGCTATTAATCAATCATCATCCTTAAATAAAAGAGGCGTAAATCTTAATCCAGCTTGGAAAGAGGCAATGAAAGACAAAAATCAAATGGATGATGGTCTTACGGAAGCTTTTAACTTATGGTCTCTACCGATAAATGACCCTAAAAGAAAACAGGGAAAGTTCATGAGAGATGGCGTAGAGGCTGATATTGATGAATTTGACGTTCCTGATATTTCCTATTTCCAAAAGTTTGACGAAGCTAAAGACTTGGACAAGGTGATTACAGAAAACGTTAAGGCATATACTCCTGATAAAATGACTCTTTCTACGAATAAAAGACTCGGGATATATGTTGACCAACTTAAGGAGTTAAGGATATATGACCCTGCTCACCAAGTAAAAGAAGTTGAGTCTGTAGCAAACTCTAAGCCTAGAGCTTTTTTAACACACTTTAAACCTCAGTTTGAGATATACAAGTCTCAGCCACAGGAGGACAGAGACCTTGAATTTAAGAAGGTTATTGATTCTTATAGAGATATGGCAGGAGTTGATATGACATCTTGGTTTGCAAAGCAAGGTGGAACTCCTGGTATAGATAATGAGTTAGAGTTAGCGGCATTTAAGCAGCTTGAAAGCCATCTTCCTAAGGTTATTAAAGATGTGTACGATTACAGAACACAGAGTATTTTGCTAAAGCAATGGCAACTAAATTTATATAGACAAAGGTTTGCTTTCCAAAAAGAGAAAGAAGCTGAACTTGAAGGATTTGATGCTGCTCTTACGAAATCAATTAAAAGTGGTAAGTTTAATAAAAATGAGTGGAACGCATATATGAATGGTTGGTCAAACATTGACCATCCTGGAGCAGGAGGAGTAAGGGCTGGTGGATATAATTTTTCTGACCCTGACAGCAAAGGAAGGGTTACTGTTACTTACTATACGCAAGTTCCATTAACTGGTGCTGATTCAAAATATCTTACATCTGCAAATGGTGTTACTAAGCAAATGGCAGAAGCTAATGTAAAAGCAAATAGTAAGCTCAGAAGTGCATCTACAAACGTAAAGGCTGAGTTGTCAAAAGATGGTATTTGGTATGCTCAAATGGAAAGAACAGCAATATTAGACCCTAAAGCTGCTAATTTAGCTCCTGATATATCTAACATGAACTCTTATATTCAAAATGCTATACCAATAGAACAAGCTAAAACAGAATTTGACGAGGGAAGAAAAGGCAAGAAAGGGAAAGAGTCTAAACAATTTATACCAAAAAAATATTAATATTTTAAATATGCCACTATTAAAGAAAAAGAAGAATAAGGCTTCCATGCCTGTAAAGGCGGACAACGCAATTAAGTCGCCTGTAAATCAATCAATTACAATGACTCAGCCTACAACAATGGCTCAGCCATCTCAGATGCAGCAGCCTGCTCAAATGGCTAACCCGATGAGTATGTTGAGCCCTACACAGACAGCTACTTTAGCTTCTGCGTTAGCGGATGTTACTGGTACTGTAATGGCCAATAAGAAGCCTAAGTTTTCCAAGAAGAAAACTAAAGTTTAATATATTCGGCTAATATCTTAATAGTCTTAATACTATATGTGTTAGGACTTTTTTTCTTTTATTCTTACCAAGAATTATTATATTTGGGCTATGGCAGAACAGCAATTCCCCTTAAGTCAAGAAGAGTTAAACCAAGAAGAATTTAAGCCTGACGTGGCGAATATATTAGGCTACGATAAGGATATGTTCAACACCAAAGACTCTTTTGGAGAACTACCAAAAATAAACCCACAAGAACAGATACAGCTATTTGACGATGTGCCTGTTGGGAAAGAGCAGAAAAATGCTTTATTAAATCTAAATACAATATCGGAAGAGTCACTAGAAAACGTATCTATTGACGCAGACGGCAACTACGATTTTGCCACTAAAGTAGATGACGGTACTGGCATTATGATGAATCAGGAGTTTGAAGACCCTATTCTTGAAAAGAAAAAGAAAGAACTGATTGATGATGTCAATAAAAGGAAAGACCAGGAAATAGAGACTCTTAAAGTAGATGCAGACCAGAAGGTAGCATCAGGGGAACTTAAAAAAAGCCGCAGAGACAGATACATAGAGAAGAATCAGAAGGAGATAGAGAAGAGGTATAAGAAAGAAGCGGAAGATGGGTATAAAAATATATATAAAGAAGCTAATGAAAATAAGGATAAACCCTTAGTTAAATTTAAAAATAGATTAAATAAATATAGCGAAGGTATAAATAACTTATGGGGTGTTGTTCAGAAATTACAAGCTGGAGATGTTATATCTCAAGAGGACTATATATCAAGCTACTCAGACCCTGAATTTCAGAGTAAATATTTAGAGGTTAAAGGCAGAGGTATTTCAAGTATTAATCAGTTCAAAAGCGAATACGAAAAAGGTGGGAATGTAAAGGCAGGAGATATTTACTTAGGCTACATTACAGGAAATACATATTTAACAACCGATGCTTTTAAGAAAAGTTCAAGACCTGTATATTTCGAGGCTACGGTAGACAAAAAAGGCAATAAGACTATAAAGTCTGTTAAGCCTGCATTTGTGCATCCTGTTACCAAGCAAGTTATAGGTGCTTATGTGCCCCCACAAAGGGGCTCCAGTGATGTTTTAATTAACCCTGCTTATACTGCTATAGCTGGTTATTCTGACCAGATAGCAGGAATTGATAAAGATGTAGAGAATGGCGTTATAGATGTATCGGAGGGGCAAAGAAGAAAAGATAATGCTAAATCTAGAAGAGCAGAATATCTAAAAAATAATATCGAAGCATTTGATGAGATTATGGCCAGCGACAAGTACAGCAAAGATGTAAAGATGGCTGTAATTGCTTCAATGTATCCTAATGAATTTAAGAAGAAATATACAGAGCTTTTAGAAAGTGGAGATAATAATATAGCAGGTTCTATTATAGGATGGAGCATAGGTCTTCCTGCAAAGGTAATATCTACTGTAACAGGTGCAGCGGCTTCCGGTATAGACAATCTTGTTCAGGCATATCTTGGCTTGGATGATATTGAGTTCCCTATGGGAACGCTTCCATTGGAGCTTAAGAGAAATCCTGAGATAGCTTTGGAGATGGACAATGTAGTAAAATCATCCTATAACAGAAGTTCTAAATATTTAACTAGTATAGAAGGGTTGGCTGAGCTTACTCACGCCGCAAAGGTTAATGTAAATAATAAAAAAATAGGAGCTGCGATTGCTTCAGCGCAACCATTTGTTGAAGAGTTGGACTCTGTTGTTAGAGAAATAAATAACGATAAGCAGGCTCTTGATATTAATATAAAGAATTATTCAAATGACTTACTGGGTATATTTAACAAGAAAGGATATACGACAGCATTGAATAATGCGTATAAGTTGAACAGCGAGCTTATTAATAGCAAAGATGAAGATATAAGAAACGCTTACAGGTTTATAAGATTAAAGCAGCAGGTATTGAATCATGATGGTTCGGCAGACCAAGCATTATCTAAGTTGTCTAAGGAGGACATTGAGTTTATCAATACAGTAGGTAAGGATTTGACGCAAAATAGGATTCCATTACTAAATACGGTTGTCGGTAAAATAAATGAAGTAGCGGATGCGTTTAATTCGGCGAAAAGTCTATATCCTACAAAAGAAGTACAAGAATATGAAAGAAAGAATAAAGTAAAGTTAGAATCAGATATTAAATCCTTTAACGACAAGGTGACTCTTTTTACGGAAAGCGATGTAATGTCATCTGAATCATCTTCTGCGTTAGATATAATTCAAAATCTTGGTATGAAATATGACCAAGAAGCCGCTGGAAATGAATCATATACCTTTCCTTCGTTAGCAAGAATTGGGCATCAGATGCCGAAGAATTTGCTTGCTATGACGAATCCGGCTACTGGATTAGTAGTAGGGATGCTTGAAGGAGTTTCGGATATACTTAGAAGCGTTGAGTCTACGGCTAACCTTGTAGGGAATATCCAGTCTTTAGACTTTGATTTGCAAAAAACATATATTTCTGCATCGCTGAATGAGTGGAAGCGCAATTTAGAGATTAAAACACCTGATACTGGTAACTACATCTATAACCTATCTAAGCAAATAGGTGGAGCTCTTCCTCAAATGGCAGCATTTGTAGCTTCGTTTGTGGCTGGCGGTCCTATTGGTGGTGCTTCTTATTTAACAGCTACGATGACTGGGGACAAGATGAAAGAAGCTGCTAATGCAGGACTTGACCCTATAGAGCAAATGCTTTATACAGGATTGAGTATAGGTATCGAGTATGGTTCTGAACTAGTAACATCGGAAACTGGATTAGCAGGAGTTAGAGGAGGTAAGTCGTTGCTTACTAAAGAGTTGCTTAAAAAGATTATGAATGTACAAACAAGGAAGGAGGCTCTTAAGGAGTACGCTAGACTTGTTTGGAATACATCTAAGAACGTGGTTAAAAGCGGAGCGCTTGAATCTTTTGAAGAGCAGGTGTCCGATAAGTCAAACTACATATTACAGAATCTGTTTAATAACGTATTTGCCACTACATTCCAACCGTCAATGATGGGGCTTAAGGAGTCTCTTGACAACCTGCTTACAATGACGGCTACGGGAGGTATATTTAAGCTTACTACTGCTATGTTTAACAGGCAAGTGCCAGTAGAAGCTAAAATGAAGACGAGACTGCAAGAGCAAGGAATGTCTGATAATAGAGCTACTCTTGTAGCAGGTGTATCTTCTCCTAGTGGACTTAAGTCGTCGATAGACTTTGTAAATGCTGTAGAATCCGGTCAAATATCATCTCAGGATATAAACACAGAGGAGTATGAGTATTTAAAGAATAAGCTCATTCCGCAAGCAATGCGTTTGCAGACAGAGATGTTTAATATGTCTGCTAATACAAACCTAAGTATACAGCAACGTTCTGTCGCCTTGTTCAACATGATGCAGATGAATGAGGTGAATGACAGGGTTGAAAGAGGGGAGATTTCTGCTCAAATGGGGCAGGCTGAAATAGTGCAACTTCAGGATAATATAAATAAAGCATTAAAAGATAAAGCGTTTGCAAATGAGCAGTTTGGTTTAGATGATACAGGTCTTGCTCAAAAGATTAAAGAATACATGGGTGTAGCTGACATTGCTATCAATGAAGAAGGCGCAATGGATGCAAGAACTACCACACCTGCTGCCACACAAGAGGTAGCGCCTGCTACAGATGTAGCAAGTAGTAAGCCTGCTATGGAGGCGAGAATGGTAGAAGCTGAAAATGATGCAAGAGCAGCTGCTTCAAGTGCTACTACTGCTGCTAATCCTATAGCAAATGAGCAACAAGCAGACGCTTCGGTGCAAGCCGAAATGGGGATGCCTGCTCAGGCTCCTTCGCAAGTTGCTGGTTTTGAAGTAGTTAACAAAGCGACCCTTGCAGAAAGGCTCATTAACATAGTAGCATCTCCTATTAGAAAGAACAAGGCAAGAGGTAGCATGGAAAGAGAGATTAATAAAAATCCTGAGAAGGCTCTTTCTATGGAGATTTACAATACGAGAGCGCAGCTTGATATGGCTCAGGACAGGTATGATAATGCTATATCAATGAAACCTGCTGCTCCTGTTGAATTAGCCGAGATTAAATTGATTACAGATAGATTAAACAAGCTTGTAGCATTAAAAGATAATTACGCTAAAACAATACAATATGCCACTGAAATCAGCCAAGGGCTCCAGCAAGAAATCGCTCAACGACGCAATCTCTTACAACCTACGGGAACTGAGCAAGGACAACCTCAAGTCGGGCAAAGAGAAGGGGGCGTCGGGCAAACCGCGCAGCAAGCAGCAGATGCTCGCAATCGCGATTTCGTCAGCCAAGCGCAAGCCGCAGTCCAAGAAATAACAGCTGTAACAGAAAAGCCACCTATCCTAAATAGGTATCTATCAGGTATGCAGCCTGGGCAGGAGGTTCAGTTAATGGATGAAATAGCAGCACAAGTAGTTACTAATGAAGCTGCTGCGGTACGTCAATTTGGACAACCCGTCGTTGACAGGGTAAAACAATACGTTGCTGATACAAACTTTACTACAGACCTTCCTATTGTAAGAGATGCTATGGTTCGCCAAGCGGAGCAGAGCGTTGGTCAGGCAGAGCAGGAAGCTAATACAGTAATAGCAAGACAGAATCAGAATACATCTAAGCAGCATAAGAAAGCGGTAGTTAAACTCGTAGAAAGACTTAAGCAAGCCTTCCCGAATGTAAAGGTATTTATGGATAAGAAAGGGTTTGAGGCTGCTATACAAGACCCTGCTGCAAGAGAGTTGATGACAAAGGGTGGTGTGGTGTATGGTAGAGTATTAAATGGAAATGTATATCTGAATCCTGACTTTTCAAACTACAACACACCGCTGCATGAGTTTGGGCATCTATGGTTGAATGTGGCTAAGGAGGCATCTCCGAACATATACAACCGAGGGTTGGAGCTGATTCGTGATAGTGAATACGTTACACGTCTTGAAGGAGACCCTTTGTATAATGGGTTAACCAAAGAGGAGCTTGAGGAGGAGGCGTTGGCTACTGCTATTGGAGATAGAGGTGAGCAGCTTGTATTAGAATCGCAGAAGAAAGGGTTTAGAGGATGGATGACAAGATTGCTACGCAAGATGGCTCAGTATGTAGGCATTATGAATATGTCTAGCAGCGAGCTTCGTAGTTTAGACCTTGACGCTTATTTGAATATGGTGAATGCCAGCTTGCTTGCTGGTCAGCCATTGACCAGAGAGTCTATCAGAGCAAGTGGTTTTCAGATAATAGGAGAAAACGCACAGTTATCTAAAAATATTATAAATAATCTTGGTGTTGCAAAAGATATGGAGGCATTAGGAAAAGATGCCTTAAATATAAGAATAGCTACGGGATGGGAAAAAGGAGCAGACAATAAATGGAGATACGAGATAATAGATGGCACATACAAAAGAAACTTATTTACTATTATTAAAGAGGCAACCGTAGGTCTTACAATAGGAGACGTATATGATAATAAAGAATTATTCAGAGCATATCCTAAATTAAAATCTCTTCCATTTAAAGTAGAAGCGCTAAAGATTGGAGATAATGGGTACTATGATGGTTCTGGAATAGTGATGAATAAAACACTTGTTACTGATGACGAATTTTCATCAAGAGATAATATTATAAAGTCTACATTGCTTCACGAATTACAGCACGCTATACAAGACATAGAAGGATTCTCTATTGGTGGAAATGAATATTTTAAAGAATATACAAAATTAGCTGGAGAAGTTGAAGCCAGGAATGTTTCAAAGAGGATGAATATGACTCTTGGCGAAAGAAGAATGAATTTGCTGCAAGAAACAGAAGACGTAGCAAGAGAAGACCAAGTACTTTTCTTTAATAATTTTGCTTCACAATTCATGGCTAAGATGGACAATAGTGTTAAAAACGCATTGACCAGAGTAGCACAGGAGCGTTTCAACTTAGCTATTGCAAAAGGAATGGATTTAGAAGCAGCTAGGGCAGAAGCGTTCACTAAACTTACAGAGTTCGTTATAGGTAATTACCTTAACAAATCAAACTATGCTGAAATATTAGATGGGCTTTCCGGCATAGTATTGAACGTATCTGAGTCTGAAAGACAAAGAGTTATAGAGCAGAAGAAGACTGAAAAGTTAAATCAGCTATTTAGATTCTCTGAGATTCAGGCAATCGCAACGATGGCAAACGAGGAGGCTTTAAGACTTGCACAAGGCAAGATTAAAGCTTCCGATGCCATCACGCAGGTTACTGAAAAAGTGAAGGCTGAAATAGAAGCTCTGTTTGCTGGCAATAAAGCTCCGGCAGGAGTATCTTGGATTAATGCAATGGCTCTTGCTCCCTCTATTGCTGCTGATGCAGTAATGGCTGCCTTCCCTGCTACAAACAGAAAGTCTTTGGTGAATGAGGATATTGTTATTATGACTACTTCTCAATTTGTTCGTAAGATTATATCTGATAAGATACGTGCTATAAAAGATGTAGAGAAGCGTGCAGAAAAAGATATAAAAGCTACAGAGAAGCGTACAGAAAAAGCTATAAAAGATGCAGAAAAAGCTACGGAAAAAGCTATAAAAGCTACTGAAAAATCTACAAAAAAAGATATAAAAAGTAGAACAGAGTCTATAATAGAAGCTGTAAAAGAGATATTCAAGCAGATGTCAGATACTTACGGTAAGGGATTAAAACTATCTCCTTCTAAAGTAAATGCCATCATTGCCGAGATAGATGCAAATGTTTTCAGTCGGGAAGATATAATGTCAGCAACTGAGGAAGCGGCTAACGCTATATCTAACATCATTGAGAAGGAGTATAGAAAGAAACTTATTGATGAGTCTGTTGCTCTCTTGGATAAGCTAAAAGCTAAAACAGCTAAAGCTAAGTATACCGGGGATATGCTCAATAAGGCGATGACTCTTTTGGGTATAAATACTACCGATTGGAAAAATAGTGATGCTACTCTTGAAGATATATCTCTGTTCAATACAGCAATAAATAAGATTTTAGCAGGAGATGTTTCTCAGTTTGACTTTGCTATGTCTAAGGCAGGAGATATTCAGGTTGAAAATAATACTAAGATTAGCAGTGAGTTTGACAGCCTCATGGGTAAGATGAATAGGATGATTGCTAAGGCAGGAAATCTTGATACTTCTGATTACGCATCTATAGCAGCTCTTTATAATGCAATGATAGATGTTAAGGAGCGTAAGGGTGATTTGTCGGCTTTTACTGCTGAGCAGTTAGCTAAGCTAGAGCAGAAGTACTCTGATGTTATAGCTTCTATACCTGGCTCATTAACAATAGCTAAAATTGTAGAACAGAAAGAACGTGAAATAACTAATGACCTTAAGACGAAGGCTGATTTGCTAGCGTCTGAATTAATATCAGAATCATCTGATATTCGGATGAAGATTAAAAATCCGCTTAGCTTACATAAGGCAATGCTGTTTTCATCATTTATACTTCAAGGTGATTATCTTGACAGCTTAGATACTAATGGTAAGCTTGCTCTTATTAACGCATTAGACAATATAATAATATACGGGAACTACAACTACGATGCTTATGTTCAGGATATAAAAGCAAGGAAGTATTACTTAAAAACTAATACTATTGATGCCGTAATGAATATGGCAAGAAGAAGAAGGACAACCTTAGCGTCTCCAGGTCATACAGGTCTTATTTTTAACAAGCTAAAAAACTTCTTAAGAATATTTACAGACGTAGAAGGTACTACTCCTTCTGCTCAGCTCATAGCAGACAACTTTGACCTATTAAGGCTTCAATCAATGGACGTAGAGCTGTTTAGCGGTTATGATGATTTCAATATGGGATTTTTGGAGAGAGATATATTCGCTCCAATGGCTTCAGGGGTAGACGGTGCTGTAAACAGAACGCAGGCTAAGTTGCAGAACTTGCAAGATGCGATGCTGCTATTAGGCGACCAGTCTAATAGAAACGTTGTTAAAAAAGCAATTAAAGGAGTTAGAGAGCAGTATGGATTAGGCTCAGACCTTAATATGAGAAGGCTGTTTGCTATGTTTAAGAGAGGCTCAAACGAAAATATGTACGTTGAGATTTCTACTCGCATGGCAACTATTATTGCCCATCAAATAGACCATATCTCAAACCTTAAAGAAGGTCAACAGGCTGACGATATGATTCTGAAAAGAAACATATTAGATGGTATGGCTGAAAAGGAAAAAGAGGGTAAAACGATGGCAGATAGGTACGGTAAACTTGGTGGACTTAGCACGCTTACTGGCAAGTACGATGACCTTCTTGACGCAATAGCTTATGCCGCATTAACAAATAACGGAACAGAAACCCTTGCAGGAATAAGTCAAGAGGATTTACTAAATAAGTTAACTCCTTCTCAGAAAAAAGCGATTGTATCTTGGAGAGAGTTTATAAACGGTAACAAAGATTTGGTAGAGTCAGCGATGATTGTTAGGGGTAATATGAAGGCTCTGATTAAGAACTACTTCCCTAGAATGTTATCTTCATCTCAAGATGTAAGCAGCATAACCGATTATGATTCATACATGAATAGCCAGTCGGAAAACGTAGGGCTTAATGATGGACAGATAAGTAGTCGTATTGGAGATAAAGGCAAGATAAGCCTTAATGGAAACAAGGTTCTTTTAAATAACCTTAAAGCACTTCATCTTCTAAACGAAATGCAGCCTTATGTCGACCAGATTAAAGCTGTTGGAGAAGCGGTTGAAGAGCTTAAGACATTAGCGTCTAAGGAAACAAATGAAGAGAAGAAAAGAGAATATAACTTCGCAGCCGCATACGCAGAAGGTATTTCTATTACAATTAAAAACAGGCTAGATAATTCATTGCTTAATGGAGACAAGTCTTTGAATAACAGTTACAACTTTGCTGCTAAAGCAATAGGTGTTACTCAAAAGTTTGCTGCTAAGCTTTGGTTAGTCGGTACTATCAGGCAGGTACTATCCGATTATCCTGCTAACATAATAAAGACTTCTGCCGCTTTAGCTTCTGCTAATAAGTCTGCTAAGAGAGCGCCTAGTCTGCAAGCTTGGAGATTACTATTCCCAAGTAAGTCTGCTGTAAGAACAGAGCAGGGTAAGTTTGCATGGGAGGATTACGTTAAGATAGCAGAGATTACAGGTTCTCCTGTATATCGCACGGTTTCAATGTATTCCGACAATTTCCTATACGATTACACTAAAACTCCTGCTGAGCTTCAAAGAGAGCAGAAGATTATGTCTTGGCAGGATATGGCTGTAAAGAAGCAGGCATGGATGGAAAGGTTTGAGAATGCTTTTGTAAAACTTACTGGTGAAGTATTCGACCATAAGGCTTTTGAAGATGAAAGAGGGACTTACAGAGCCATGTTCTATGAGGCTGTTCAGAAAGCGTCAAGTGCTGCCGATTCTACTGTTGATAGACAGTTTGGTCTACCTTCATTTGCTAGGCAGCCGCTAAGGACTAATATATTCTTTCCATTCATAGGAAGACCTTTAAGGTATCTTATCAATACGTACTGGCCTTCGAAAACGGCTAATAACATCCTTACAATAAGTAAGACAAGTTGGATAGGCACTATAACAGGATTCATGCAAGGCTATCCTGCCGTACAGTTCTCTTTATTCAGGAACTACATGAAGCTCGCATTTTCCGGCACAAGTGGCCTATCTACGAAAGAGAGGGCAGGATATATGACACAAGCGTTAACGGAGTCGTTTATCCCAACATTTGCTTATGCTATGTCTAGGAAGTTCTTTGGTGCATTGTTCGTAGGTGCTGCAATGGCTGCTAGAAATGCTGCTGGGGATGAAGATGAAGAAAAGAAGATAAGGGAGGATATGGACAATCAAGACTGGTGGAATAGGATGCTTACTTCATTTAAGTTGCAGTTCAGAGAGACAGAAGATGCGGTTATGGATAATCTAATAAACTCATTAACTGCTAACGTAGTAGACCCTAATACAACCTACTTATTAAGGATGGCAGCAGGTCTGGTTATTTTCCAGTACTGGAAGAAAGAGGCGATTATAGCAATGGATAAAAGAGAGATTGAAACGCCTACAGGGAAGAGGATGATGACTAAGGAAGAGAGAAAGAAAATGGGTAAGGCTATTAAAGAAAAGGAGAATAGAATATGGGATATGTTTAACGTAAGGCCTTTGGAAATATATGGAGGTAAAGACTACGAATATGCGTTAACTAAGCGTGACGTATCTTGGGCTGCCGGAAGACAAACACAAGGGTGGGAGGAGCTGTTTGAGTCTATTGGAGGATTTGGAGAGGTAGCTAAAACAGCTAGGTCTTTTGTAACAATCAAAGAGCTAACGGAGTCTGATAACAAAAATCTAGACAAGAAAGAGCTTTTAGTAGCGTCACTAATGAAGGCTTACGCTTTAATATTTTCAAATGTTATGATTGGCGGCAAATACGGATGGGCTGCAAGTATGTTTACAGGTGACGCCAACAAGATAGCTAACACGATACTTAAAGACTTAGAAAACGAAAACAGAGAGTTTTTAAAATCTCAAAAGAAAAGAAGTAGCGGAGGAAGCTCAGGTTCTAGAGGCGGTAGAAGGAGAGGTGGAAGCGGACGCGGTGGTGGCGGCAGAGGTGGTGGAGGAGGAAGAGGTGGATGAAGATAAATTCGTCTATAAAGTGTTGACATAAATAGCCCCGTTTTTATACGGGGTTTATTTATTTTTGTTAAAAACAAGGACGATGCCAATTACAGCGTCATTTACAGCTTCACAAGGTTCAGATTGCAGTACATTTCAAATAACTGACACAACCAACTACGAATCCCCTGAGACTAAGTCAGAGATGACAAATCGTTATCTGTACCTGTACAATGCAGATGGAACCCTTTACAAGACGGTTAACTTCGCATACGCTACATATCCTACAGATGTAATTACTATTACAGGAATAGATAAGGATTATGCTTTTAAAATAAACATGGAGATTACTCCTGTAACTCCTGTAGTAGGCAGTGTTTATACAGCAAGTAGAGTAGTGTCGCTAACTTGCTATTCTAAGGTAGCTTTCTTTGAGCGTCAAAATAAAATGGTCATTGAGCCATCTCTTCTAGATAATACAGCATACTTAAAAGATAGCATGAAGATAGTGCTGGATATAGAGGCGGCTAATAATGCTGCTGTAGACTCAGACGTATTAAATGCTCAGAACGCTATTGACAGAATAAAATTCATCACCGATAACGACGGATTATAATGCCTAAGTATAGCCAAACCGAGATAGAGCTATGGATTAGTAGGGCTAATAAAACGCTCTATAAGCTAGGAACTAAATCCACAGATGAGAGATTCTTCGAGGAGGATAGCTCATATGAGGATGAGAAGGTTTTAATATACTGTCTTAAAAAGGCTGTTTCTTGGATGTATACATCTCCTGCTGTAACTGCTAAAGATTTAGCAGCTGTAGTTTCTTTACTTATAAGCAGGATAACTATGTATGATTTCGGGAAGCAAGTTCCCATGTATAATACAGGCAGCAATGTATATGTAGGATTAAATGCAGACTACATAGGCGTTCCTGTATCCCCTAGCACTCCAGGAAGCGGTAGTACTCCTCCTGACGACATTACTCTTGTTGGTGGCGTAGATATAACTCCAGGGGTTACGTCTTTCACTGACGTTAGAATGGAGAATGAATTTAGATATAGGGTTGTTAGAAATAGCATCAATTTCTATGACTGGTACAGGAGTGGAGATTCCATCTTTCTTACAGGTATAGGAGATGCTGTTATAGCAGGAGATGTTTTTGTAATACAATTTTATTGATATGAGGTTTTATTTATCTTTCTTATTGGTATTTATTTGCGTATTTGCTACTGCTCAAGTTCCTCCTATGGCAATAGGCGGCTCTCAGGGTATTGATGTGAGTCGTGTTTTAATACGTAATTGGATGAGCGTTCCATTATACGTAGATACTCCTTCTTCACCATTAACGGGTTCAGGGTGGCCTGGCAGAGGATATTTAATATTAGTAACTAAGCCTGATACGTGTATAGCAGGCAATGATTGTCCTCCTAAAGATACTTCTTTATGGGAGTATACTGGACAGAGATGGAAGCGTGTTGGAATGGATTATCTAACAAAGCTAATATTTGGTGGTAATGTAACTCAAAACAATTCGTTTGCAAGACAGCATATTGTATCTTCTTACGGAGCTTTTATTAATGGAGGATACTATCGTCAGCCATCGGCAGTCGCTGTTACAGCAGACCCAAAAGCAGCTGATAGTACGTCAAGGATAGATGTTATTGTTATTACAAAAACGGGTCCTGTTATCAGAAAGGGGCAGGCAAGGGTTATTCCTTTTAAACCTAAGGTAGCTGGCGATGAAATAGAATTGAGTACGATATACTTTAGGTCATTTGATACTGTTCCAAGATTTATACCATCAACGGCTACTGGTGTCACAAATCTATTCAGAGTTCCCGGAAAAGATAGCATCTACTTCAGTATAGACACAAGTACATTAGCTATAAAGGATAGCGTAGGTATTTCTACAGCTACCAATGGTCTTAGTTATTTAGGTAAGAACGTTAAGCTAGGAGGTTCTCTAATTGAGAACACAAACATTAATCTGTCAAGTCAAAGCTTAAATGTATTGTCTGGAGCAGATACGGCAAGATTTGTAGATAATGGAGGGCTTAATTTAATTGTAAAGGGGGCTAGTAATAGCCAAGCGGTAATAAATCAATACTATATATCTTCTGCAAATACATCAACTGGAAGGTCTGCATATTTAGAATCAAGCGGAAGTCTTGGATTGAACAATGGGACTTACGATTCTTACTTGGATAACTTAGGAGTTACTAACCCATTGGTTACATTGAGATTCCCAAACAAGCCATCTGGAGACTACATAATAGCAACTACATCTGACCTTTCAGCCGCTAATGGTCTTACAAAAGACAGTACTGTATTTAGGTTGGGAGGCTCTTTGAATCAGAATACGAATATTGATTTATCAACTAGAAGACTAAGCATATTGTCAGGCTCTGACACTTCAAGATTCTTTGCTAACGGAAGTTTTAGTTTAGGTGCTACTCCATCGGATAGCACTTATCGCTTTAATGTGAACGGAGGCGCTAAAATGGATTCTTTAGTGGTTGATAGTTTGTATGCTAAGTTTGGAAGATATTTAGGTGATGGTTCTACTCCTTTTGCTCCTATTGAGTTTAGAGCCACCTCAGGCAACAGAGCAAGGATAGATTTAAGACCTGCTAGCAATGGTGGATGGAACTCAAACTGGTATGGTGCTATCACGCATAACGGAACCGAAACAGATATTTTATCAGCCAACTACGGAAGCCTTTATTTAGGCGCTTCTTTTTGGACAGCAAGTAGTGGCATATACCTTGGGAATACAAGAAACAACCCTTCAATGTACATTAGGAACAATAACAATGTACTAATTGGAGATACTGTTAATACTAGGTTTAGGTTAGACGTAAATGGGATAGCAAGGGTTAGGGATACACTTACATTATCTACTACTCCTGTAACAGCCGATACTTCTGCTAATGACTTATTGGTAATTAACTCATCCAATGGTCAGGTAAGAAGATTTACAGGTGCCTTCCCAGGTTGGATTCCTACCTTAGAGCAGGTTACAACAGCCGGAAACACTACAACAGATAGCTTAAATATTAAAACACCTTTAGGTAAAACAGCAGTATCTATAACCAGCTTTGATTTTGCAGGAGCTGAAAATACAAGTGGACAAATTATTTTTCGCAATACATTTGATAGCTCAAGATTAAAAATTAATGAATTAGGATTTGATAAATATTTTACGCCTACATCTTTATCAAAAGAAATTAGATTTAATAATATCCGTGACCAATATAGTCAAATTAGCTTTCCTGATTCATCTGGAACTTTAGCACAAAGAGTTAAAGCAAATGGAGTAACTTATAGTGCAGGTTTCAACGGAGTTGTAGATATTGGAGATTACTGGCTATCAGGTTCTGCTACTCTTGACTTTCCAAATACAGGACACGGAAACTCAGCAGACCTTACATTTACGCTTACAGGAGCTGCCGAAGGAGACGTAGTTGCATTAGGAATACCTAACGCGTCTATAGTAGCAAATGGGTCTTTTATAGCATGGGTAAGTGCTACTAACACGGTAACAGTAAGGTTTAATAACTACGCTAGTAGTGGCAGTTCTGACCCAGCAAGTGGAACATTTAAAATTAAAGTACTTAAATAATATGGCAAATTGTAACGATACAACAAGCAGTAAACCGACAGAGGTTTCAAACGTAATAAAGGCAGACGTGAACTTTACGGTACTGAAAGGAGATACTTTTGATGCTGTTGTAAGTTTTAAGGATTCGGAAGGCAAGCCTCTTAACTTCGTAGGCGCTACTCTAGTTATGGATATAAGAAACGATTCTGATTCGCTAATGGTTACGCTTCAAGATGGAGCAGAATTTACCGTCGCATCAAATATCGTTACTTTTAACTACGTTACATCATTAGCTACTGGAACGTATTTCTACGACCTTCAATGTACTTTTTCAAATGGATTGATAAAAACATTAATAGGAGGAAAATTTAAAGTTCAAAAAGATATAACTATCCCTTAATGGCATCAGTAGAAATAATAGGACAGCAACCCCTTGTAGAAGTAAGCTCAAAAGAGCCTGCTGAAGTAATCATATCAGGAGGTTCTAAGGTTCGTATGAATGTTGTCGTATCTAGCAATGAACCTACAAGTGTTTCTATTACAGCTTCTCAGGGTATTCAAGGGCCTCCAGGTGAAGATGGTGTTATAGGTGTTGATGGTAAGAGTGCTTATGAGATATGGTTGGATGATGGGAATACAGGTACTGAGCAGGACTTTTTAGATTCTCTTGTTGGTGCTCAAGGTCCTCAAGGCATTCAGGGGATACAAGGTATCCAAGGGATACAGGGCATACAGGGTATTCAAGGTGTCAAAGGAGACAAGGGTGACAAAGGTGACAATGGTGTGGCTATTGACTTTATACAGAATACAACTCCTACAGGAACAGGTACAAGCTCAATCCCTTCCGGGGCTTTGTGGTTTCATACAGATAGCGGTATTCAGTACACTTATTTTAATGATGGCAACACTTATCAATGGGTACAGGAAACATTGCCTTTAGGTCCGCAAGGTCCTCAAGGCGCAAACGGTACCAATACTGTCAATGGCTCAACAGCTACAACTTTCACAGGATTACTGAAGGGGAACGGTTCGGTTATCAGCGCAACTACTGTGCTTACTGAAATCGGTTTCACTCCTGAAAATGTGGCGAACAAAGAGAATTCAACTTTAGATACATCGTCTACAAAGTATCCTACAAATAACCTTGTAAAGACAAGTCTGGATAACTTTGCTGATGATGTGGATTATGCAATAATGACAAATCAAAGAATACTATTTAATTTTTAATATTATGAGTTTACCAGCAGGAAGTTTAGTAAGAGTTGCCAATCAGCCCAATGGTGGTGTTGCGGTGCTTACAGGTACAACGATTGGTACTTTAGGAAGCAATACAAACGGAACTACTATTGAGACAGCAGGAACGTATGGTACAAGGGTAATAAGCCTTACAGCCACAACAAATGATACTGTTACTATTAACGTATTTGTTTACATTTTAAGAGGTGGTAGTACTGTTATTCCTTTGGGACTTGTGAACGTACCTGTTTCAAGTGGTAACACGAACGCTGCAAGGTTTGCTGTGGATTTTCTGAATGGTACGAACATTCCAGGTCTTCCTTTGGACAATACAGGAAGGCAATACATCCCTCTTTTAGGTGGTGATGTACTTAGAGCAACAACTTTAGCAAACCTTTCAGGAGGTACTTCTTGCTTTATTCAGGCTTCAGGATTAGATTACTTAGCTCCTTAATTGATATAGATTATGAATGGAACAGCAAATGGCTTATATGGTGGTGACTTACCGAATCAGATTAACACTCCGTGGATAGACTTCTCGGAGCAGTCTACTATTGTTGGTTGGAGTAGTTTTACAACAAAAAGAATTTTATATAAACAATTAGGTAATATTGTTTTTGTAAGCATTATCCTTTCAGGTACTTCTAATTCTACGACAGCAACTTTTACTTTGCCTTTTACACCAACAGCAGGAACATCAGCACCTATTTCATTTACAAATGATAATGGAGCTTCAACTATTGGCGGATATGTTGCAACACAAGCAAATACAAATATATTTTTAACAAGAAGACCAACATCTCAGACAAATATAAATATTTCAACAACTTGGACTGCCTCTGGAACAAAAGAGATAGTAGGTAATTTTTTCTTTTTAATTTAATACAAACATTATGACATACAATTTTGACTTTAACATTGAAAAGGATGGCAGTCCTTACCTGATAAGCGATAAGGCAGCTAAATACATCAGCGATATTCTTTATACAAGAGTGTCCTCTGATAAGCCTCTTTTAGAATCAAGAGTAGCTGAAGAGCTTGCTGATACATCAGAAACAACTCTGTCTGAAGATGAAAGAGTGTACATCCTTAACATCCTTCTTTCTTTAGGAATAGACAACTATGCTAAGGGTAAACTTGTTCATCCGCTTGTACAGGATGTGGTGAACGGTGTTCCTGTAAGAGTTACAAGGTGGCAGTTAAGAGCGCAGCTTGCTATTCAGAACCTTGAGGCAAACGTAACAGCTGCTATAAATGCACTTCCTGACAGCACACAAGAGGAGCAGGAATTTAAGATTAAGGCTCAATATGCTTGGGATTATTCTAACAACATTGAAAGAAATAGTCCAACAGTGGCAATGATACAAGCTGTATTAAGTCTAACTAATCAAGAGGTGGATGACATATTTGTTAACGCTTATTCAATAGATATTTAATGGCATTAGACTTCCCATCTTCACCAACGCTTAATCAGGTATACACTTCAGGAGGCATCTCTTGGAAGTGGAATGGTTATGCTTGGGATGCTTACAATCCATACAATACAATAAGAAGGTTTGCTCAAAGTGGCTCATTCCTTTATTGTGGAACAGCTTTGTCAGGAAGTAGTGAAAGTGCAAATGTGTGGACTATTATAAGATTAACAATAGCAGCAGATGGGAGTGTTAGTGCAACAGCAACAGCACAGCCTGCTGGTGGGGTGACATGGACTGGGTTTGCTGGGCACGTCTATTCTTAAATAAATTAACGTATGGCAGTTAGATGGCTTATTTCTGGGGGTGGTAATTTTTCTTCTACGAGTGTGTGGAATGACGGAACTTTGCTTGGTATTCCTACAACAGGAGATGATGTGTTCACCAACGGTTTTACCGTTAATATGGACACAAATGCTACTGTAAATAGTTTAAATAATACTGCAAGGGCAAGGGATATTGCTACACCACTAATGACTGCTAATAATGCTCCAAGTCCATTTGTTATCAATGCAAGTTCAATAGGTAATACAAGCTGGCAACCATATCTTGCATTTAATAGAAACTATGTTAATAATACAAATCAATTTCAAGCTGCTGCATCTTCTGCTTGGTTATCCGTAAATTACGGCTCACCAAAAGTAATAGTTCAATATAATATATGGGGTCATTCGAGTGGTGGTAATCCTAACAATTGGACGTTTGAAGGAAGTAGCGATAACGTAAATTGGACTGTATTACATACAGTAATAAGTACGGCAGTTCCAACAAACGGTTCATATAATTCACCAAATATTGGAAATACGACCGCTTATCAATATTATAGATTAAATGTTTCTTCTATTGCAAGTGGAACAGTTGTAATAATAACTGAATTAGAAACATTTGAACAATACACAGCAGCAATAGCATCAGGAGGCTCATTCAATTTCAACACAGCAGGTGTTACTGTTAGTGCTACGAGTACATCAGCTTCATTAAGTGCAGGTGCTACAAACCTTATTACTGTCACTGCTACAACAGGAACAGTTACATTGAGTTTGGGGAGTGCTGTGGCAGGGCTAGGCGGTTCTTCTACTCAGATATTCAACTACACAGGTAATTGCAACTTTACTTTAAATGGTGTAAGATTTACTGGTGGTGGCAATACTAATGCTTTTTGTATAAATAAATCATCAACAGGAACTGCTACAATAACAGGGGATTTAGTTGGAGGTGGAGGAGCTTCTTCTAATGGTTTAAACTCAACAGCAGGAAACACAGTTGTAATAGGAAGTGTATTTGGTGGTGCAGCAGGTTTTGGCATAAATCAATCAGCAGGAAACATAACAGTAACAGGAAATGTTACAGGTGGACCAAACGCATCTATTCATGGCATATCCCTAACAGGAGCAGCATCACAATTCACTATTAATGGGGATGTGAGAGGTGGTAGTGGTTCAACTGCTTATGGTATTAACTTTGGTGGTACATTAGGAACTGTTAATGGTAATGTTACAGGTGGAGGTGGTTCAAATGGGCATGGTATTTTTTCAAATACGTCAGGCATAAATGTAACTGGGGATGTAAGAGGATTTATAGGTTATGGTATTCAAATATCTGGAAGTTGTAATATAATTGGAAATGTATTTGGTGGAAGTGTTTTTCCTGGAATTGGTAATTTTACAAATAGTTCTTTAACAGTTACAGTAACAGGGGACGTATATTCTTCTGCAACACAAGCAGGAATAGTATTAACAGGTACAGGAACACAAGTGGTGAACCTTACAGGAAATATGTACAACACGCTTGGAAGAAGTGCAATCTGGTGTCCTAACGTATTCATCTCTAATACAGCAACAACTCTGTGGAGAATGGATACAGGAGGTGGTAATTACAAGTTCCTTTATTCAGCAGATAGCACTCCTAATCTTCCTGCTACAACAAACGTAAGAAACGGTGTGACATTTGGGCCTGCTCTATCTTTAACAGGAACAATGGTGACAGTAAGTGCTGCTAACACAAGAAAGGATGTGCCTACAGACAACACAGTGGGAACAGGAGAGCTGACAAGTGCTGACATCATAAGTGGCATTAATGCAAGCTCTAATGACTTAGCTGTAAGACTGAAGAACACCTTGACAGATACAACAGCAGGAAATATTATCTCACAATATAATAACTCGTAATGCCTGATAAATGGCCTTTAGCAAATGGGAACTGGAGTAATGCAGCCAACTGGAACGGTGGAACAAAGCCTGTTGCAGGAGATGATGTATATGCAGATGGTAGAACATTGAATGTGGATGAGAGTTTCGATGTGGCTACTTTAAGAACAACACAGAGGAGTGGTGGTACGATAGGAGGTAGCTTTAACTTTAATACAGCAGGTGTTACAGGAACTGTTACTTCATCATCTCCATTAGTACCAGGTGCTACAAACATGGTTCAGGTGACAGCAACAACAGGAACTGTTACGATTAGTTTGGGAGGGAATGTTGCTCCAAGAGCTGCTGGAAATGATGTATTGATTTTGTATAGTGGTAACTGTAACTTAAATATATCTGGTACTAATTTTAATGGAGGCTTATCAAATACTACTTGTATAAATAAAACATCAGCTGGTTTAATAACAATTACAGGAAATATGAATGGTGCTAATGGTGGGGCAAGTAGTGGCTCTAATGCACTTCTGTCTACAAATGGCAACACTGTAATAATAGGCAATGTTACAGGAGGTATAGGTGGAGGTGGCGTTCATAGAGGAGTAAACCAATCAGCAGGAACACTTACTATTACAGGGAATGTAACAGGTGGTCAGGTAGCAATAAGCAATCAAGGTGTTCTATTTTCAGGAACATCTTTAACTGTTAATGGGACTATTTTAGGAGGAACAGCATCTGCTGCAATAGGCTCTTCAGCTCCTGTAAACAACATCACAGGAAACGTAACAGGAGGAACTGTAGAAGCTATTTCTTCTACAACAGCCAATCAAATATCTGTAACAGGTACTGTAACAGCATCTGCTACAGCAGTAGGTATAAGCATGACAAACGCAAACGGTCAAGTGTATCTAAATGGCAACATGGTGAACAACAACGGTAAGATGGCTATCTATGCTCCTATCGTTTGGCTTGATGCAAACAACACAACACAGGCTGACTTCTTTACAAGTGGTGGTGTGGCAAGGACACTCTATTCAGAGGACACAGTGCCTAACACTCCTGCTGCAAACAATGTAAGAAGCGGAACAACATACGGAGCAGGGAATAGTCTTGTCGGCACAGTCGTTATGCCAACAGCAGCAAACGTGAGAAACGGTGTGGTTTACGATAACGGAACAACAGGAACAGCCCTATTCACAACATCCCTATTCCTAACAGAACTATCCTCAAGCACTGTGCCTGTAGCTGTAAGGATGCAAAACCTTTGCACTCCTATGATTCTTGGGGAGCTTATGGAGGCTTATAAGAAATGATAACCTTCTATAACATACTAGACCTATACAAAAAGGGAGAGTTGTACTCAGACACTCCTTTATACAGTAAGTCTGGCAGGTTGAGAATGCTGTCCACTAAAGTATCTTTTCAATTAAGCAATGGTCAAACACTAACAATAGATAAAGGATTTACGTGGGACGAGAGCACTATACCGTGGATACTACAGCCTTTCTTCCCAAAGAGTGGACTGTACGCAGCAAGTGCCTTAGTTCATGACGCATTGTATTACTTAACAGTACATGATAAGAAGTGGGTTGAGATTGAGTATGTTAAGTGGATGATGGCCACAGGTGTTAATATGAGGCAGCTATTATTTAGGTACTGGGCGGTGTCTTTATTTGGTTACAGGTGGTGGAATAGGAATGTTAAGAGCCCGTCAAAACTCTGCTTGAGTAATAGGGAATTAATTAAACTAGAAAAAACCAAAAGTGTTGAATCTATTGACTAACAGATTACACTTATTTTTAATTACTTTGTGTCATACATAAAACACTATTATATCATAAATGGCATGACAAAAATTGAATTAATAGCACTTTGGTTTGGAAGCATACTCGCAGCAGTTACAAGTAATGCAGTACCAGTAATACTCAGTTGCTTAGCTTCATTAAGCGTAATCATCGCACACAGGAAGCAAGTTGTAGAGTTCATTAATAAAATATTTAAAAAGAAGTAATATGCCGGAATGGTTAAAAAGGCTAACGAAAGCAGATATACGTAACAGCCTTGCGATAGTTATTGTAGTTGGCTGTTTTGGTTTAATGTATCTTTTACAGATTAAGCCCATCCCTGCTGAGAACCACGACATCGTAAACATCGTTGCAGGGTTTATTTTCGGAGGCGCACTTGCAGGTGTGGTAGGTTATTACTTCGGAGCTACTAAGCCAGAAAAAAATACAAAAGATGAGAATTGACCGTAAAATGCACTTAGGTGCTGGATGTTTTATTAGCTTTATTTCTCTGATATTTTTCGAGGCAATTCACGCGCATTGGATGTGGGTAGTGGGAACTGTTGTATTTGCTGCAACATTTAAAGAGCTGAAAGACTGGTACGATTACGGAAAGTTTGATATATTTGATTTTATTTATACCATTGCCGGGGGCAGCATTGGAATGGTACTTGCAATATTTACATAGTTGGAAATATACAACAATAAACAACAATAACGGGTTATATGTCGAAAATATACATCATTTTTGCGTTTTTTGGGATTACGTTATTTAGTTGCTACACTCCTAAAAAGCTTAATAAGGTAATGAATAAATTACCTGAAGCAGCCGCAAAAGAATGCGCTGCAAGGTTTCCAATAAAGGAAACTATTGATACTGTAACTGTAATAGATACCGCATTACTCAGAGCTTATGAAATGGAATTTGGCTACTTGTATAGCATTATTGACTCGCTGGTTGGTGACAAGGTGGACGATTCAACGAAGAGGGAGATTGTAACTGTATTTCAAGAGAAGAAAGTTCCTATTATTAAGTACAAATACATTACTAAAACGCAGGAGAGTACATCCAAGTGTCAAGTAAAGCTTGACAGCTTAAACAATATTATGAACGATAAAGTGTTGTATATCAACAAAATATCGAAGGAAAAAGACTCGTACTCATCTAAATATACAGAACAAAAAGACAAGGCTGATAAGTATAAGTCGCAAAGAAATAAATTGTATTGGTGGATTATACTACTATTGATATTATTGTTTAGAAAGCCTATCTTAGCGGTAATAAGAAGATTAGTAATTAAATTCTAAAAATATGTTTTTGACATTAGCTCCGCTTTCTGAAAGTTTTGATATGTTTATCGCATTGGCTTTCTGTTATCTACCGCCAATCGTTATATTTTATTTTGGATACAGGGCTTCAAAGAGTGGAAGTATATATAAGAAACAGGTAGAAGGTATGCCTGATGGATTTTACGAGTGGGCTGAATCTGATGATAATGTTTCTTTTTGGAAAACTGCTCATTTCTATTTCGGAATTACTTGGATTATATTGGGTAGTATATTCTTTTGGGCTATGCTTTGGCCGGACCATCATGACGTTTGGTTTGTCAAGTAAATTGTACAAAAAACTATAAATATGCTTACACTAATACTACCTGTATTTGCAGCTATTATCTGTGCAGTTATTGAGTCTATCCGTATCCGTTTTAGCTACGGTGATGTAGATAATATCAATAAGCTATGGACAATTACAATCGGAGTGGTATTATTTGTAGTGTGTTTAGCTTTATCTGTTAGCTACTACGATGATATAATGCCTGGAGATGTCCTTTGCTATATGTTATACTATGTAGGCTGGAGGGGAATGATGTATGATGTTACACTTAATCTACTCAGGGGTTTAGATTTTGATTACGTATCAAATACAACAAACAGCATTATTGATAGGATGTTTGTGCGTAAAGACACATTCTTTGTACTAAAATTTGTTTATCTACTTATAGTTGTTATATTTGGGTACTTATGGCAGTTGCGTTAATAAAGTACGACCTAAGTAATCCTGATGATAAGTTGGATTATGCAAGGGCAAATGCTAGCTTGAATATGGCTTGTTTCATATTTGAGGTGCTAATGAATGGAAAGAAAAGATGTTTATCTAAATATGGCGAAAATGCCACAATAGATGATATATGGGATTTTTTATGGGAAACAGCAAAAGATAATGGAGTCGAAATAGACAACCTAATCCAATGACAGCAAAACAAAGGTCTGAACTAGTTATAGACTATTGCAAACAAAACATAGAGTCTAAGGACTACACGTTAGCAAAGAGGATTTATGATGAAAATAAGTCTGTCTTTAAATCAATCGAAAATATAAGGTCTTTAATTAGGAGGATAAGAGGCCATAGTGGAAATATCCATAGGAGTTCTTCAAGAGACAAGTCATTATTCAAGGAGAAAAACTACGACACAACCAATTACAAGCCGTTTAAAGAGGTAATAGAGACAGGGGCTAAGATATTAATATTTGATATTGAAACAGCTCCTATAAGGGCTAAGGTATGGGGTATATGGAATCAGAATATATCTATAGACCAGATAGAAAGCGATTGGTTTATCTTCACTTGGGCAGCTAAGTGGCTGTTTGAGGATAAGGTTTACTCAGGATGCCTTACATCTAAGGAAGCTATAAGGCAAGATGATAAAAGAATACTTAAAGGGATATGGGAGCTGTTGAATGAGGCCGACATTGTTGTCGCTCACAACGGTGATAAGTTCGATATACCTAAGCTGAATACTAGGTTTTTACTAGCAGGAATGGAACCGCCATTACCTTATCAATCAGTGGATACCCTTAAACATATTAAGAGGAACTTTGCATTTACGTCAAATAAACTGGAGTTCGTTAATCGGATGCTGGGGTTGCCTAGGAAGTCTAAGCACGAAGGATTCGACCTATGGAGCAAGTGCTATATTGGTGATAGTGAATCACTTAAGAATATGCTTGACTACAATGTTAACGATGTCAGAATACTTGAGGAGACATATCTTAGGCTGAGACCTTGGATTAAACCCCACCCAAATACGTCACTATTTATTTTGGATGAACACACATACAGATGTCCTACTTGTGGTAGCAAAGACCTTATAGAGCAGGGCAAGAAGTACTACACTACTGTAAATGCTTATAGTCAGTTCAGGTGTGGAAATTGTGGTGCTACAGGAAGGAAAAGAATTTCCGATATTGCAATAAAGCAGCGGAGGCATATCCTTTCGAGCAACCCAAAATAATAGTATATGATAGACGAAAAAGAAGTTATATCTCCGATAGAGTATGGTGATAATGAATTATTGAATATCATAGACAATCAGTTAATTGTATTATCTACCATTGCTGATATAGCTGATTCTGAATACAGAACGTATGATGATGAGTTACCAGAGATGAATGTAGTTAAAAAAAATGCTTATAGGATTATACACGCTGCTCAGAAGAAGATTCAGAAGTACATTAAAACATACGAGTTTAACATAGAAAATAACGATGAGTAATATGTCATTAGGAATAGATAAGTTAAAAAACAAGATTCCACCTGTTGCTTATGACAGATTAGTGGATTCATTATCTAGGACAAAAAGCGTAACTAACAATACTAGGCTAGCTCACTTCCTTTCTCAGGTAGCACATGAGTCTGGCAATTTTAAATTAGTAGTTGAAAATCTAAGATATACAGCCAGTAGGTTATTAGTTATATTTCCTAGGCACTTCAAGACTATTGAAGAGGCTAGACGATATGCTTTGAATCCTGAAGCTATAGCTAATAGAGCATACGCCAATCGTATTGGAAATGGGAACGAAGCTTCTGGAGACGGATATAGGTACAGGGGAAGAGGGTACTTACAACTCACCGGAAAGGCTAACTATAAATCTTTTAGCGACTACGTAAAAGAAGATTGCGTAATTTCACCAGACCTAGTAGCTACCAAATATCCTATGGATAGTGCTATGTGGTTCTTCGATAAGAATAGGTTGTGGAGCTTGTGCGATAAAGACGACAACGCTAGTGTTTTAGCTGTTACTAAGAGGGTTAACGGAGGCACTAATGGTCTTGCTGACAGGCTTACTAAGTTCAGTTTCTTTATGAAGTATTTAAACAGCTGACTTCATTTTGTAGTCAACTGGTTACAATTTGTAACCGACTCATTTAGACATTTATTACATATTTTGTCTATATTTTTGGTTATAATATTGTTCTGCATCGTTGATATGATTACAGTTAGCGTCTTCATGTCCTGCGTTATACGCGTCAATTATATGGCTCTTAATAGTTGAATTTGGGTCTATTGGGTCATATACTTTTAATAAAACAGGCGTATATAAATATTTAACCATCTCCCTTCCTTCCATCATATTAGCTTCTAATATTTCTTCTTGCATCATTCTAGAGATGTGTTTACCGAATTTCTCTTCGTATTGTTTTACTATCCAATTTACTGGAGTAAGATTTTTTTCTAATAATTCTACTGATGTTTGCATAACTTATTTTTTTAAATGTTATTATCTATTTCCCAAAAAGAAAACCAAGTATAAAGTATATTACTTCTTCCATATTTTAATTATTTAACCGATAAAAATAAGGCTTTTAAAACCCACCGATTAGGCAAGGAAACTCAGCCTTGTAGTTTTTTGCTTCTTTGTTCGGATTTATTCCGAAGTTAAGTGTCTTTTTTTGCATAAAGTAGCGGTTATCGGTACTTATTGCATTATTTTACTTTATATCCTTTTGGGTATAATACCTTCCGGTATAATTACTTTATACCCGATTGCGTATAATTATAGATATACACCTCAAGTATATCATCCGACTTCGGTGCTAACCTTTTGTAGCTTGACGTTATCTTGGCTATGAACTTGACGTTGTCATCCGGCACTATCCCATTACCCTTTATCAAATCTAACAGTACCTTTAGCCAGTACCCTGCCTTGTTGTCTAGGTCAAATGTATGCTTTGCAGAGTGGTAAACTATTTCTATGCTCAACGGATAGTTGCTTGGATTAACCTGTTTCAAATTAGGCTTTATCACGCTGAGAAGATATAGTTTACTCCACTCCACAAGTTTCTTTCTGACAGCCCAGTGAACACCACCATAAAACAAATTGTTTGTCAAGTAGTACGACTTACTGCCTACTGTCATTTTACTAGGCACATCAGGATACAATGCGTATAATAGTATTTCAGCCATGAATAAGTGCGCTAAATGGTATAAGAATAATTTTAGATGTCATATTATCTCCTCCCAAAGCAAAACCTTTTGACTTGTAGTACTGCCTTGATAGTTCCTTAAGTCGGTTAATTTCAACAATTATGGTGCATTTGTTTGGAATATAAAACACCCAGTGGTCTGCCTTAGTAACAGCTATGCCGGAAGGCTTACCTCTTGACTCAAATTCTACAGCTATATTGCCAGTGTTTTTAGTCATAAAGTCTGTCTTCACCTCTACCTTCTCGCATAGCAACAAACATCTTACACTATTCTCACCTTCTATACCAGTAGATAAGTCTAGGTCAAAGTCGCTTTTAAAATTCATTTTCTGCTAGGATTTTATAGTAGTAATACTCTGCATCAAAGACGTTCTTTTTAATGATAGCCCTTTCTATTTGCTTAGTAAGTTTAGGAGAAGATTCAGGATAGTACATAAACCCTGTCAAATGGTTGCAGAATCCTTCTATCTCCCAGTTGGTTACAGTCTCATCTCCTACCGTGTTTGGCTTATAGATTGCTATGTTTACGCTGTATATAGCGTCATCTGACTTTATTACCTGAACGAGTCTTACAAAGTCAGGCAACCTCTTTGTCATACAGAACTTATCATTAGTGAGTATACAGGTATAATACTTGCTCTTATGTATTCAGATAGCGTTACATCTCTATCCTTACATATCTCAACAATCTTATTGTATTCGTCCATTGTAACCCTTACAGAAATAGTAGCTACCGATTTCTTTGTTGATGAGCCTAGTCGTTGCCTTGGGTCTTTCCGTTTCTTAATACCTTTCATTTTAATTTATTTAGTGGTTTATATATTGAGCCTCTGTCTTTAAGTATGACAATACAGAACGTATACTCTCTATCTGATAATGAGACTCTTTAATCATCCCTTCCAATGACTTTGGGAAGATGGTTACAAGTCCTACTGCATCCCTAACAAGGGCATCGAACTTCTTTGCTGGCATAGCATCGTGGTCCACCTTGCGCATCTCGATAGCTACTGCCCTGTCTGTAAGAAAGTCTAATGATGCCTTAAGCCTACTTGCCCATGCGTTGTATGAGTTAAGCACCTTAAGCCTGTCTATGAGAGATTGTGGATTATTGTAGTCTACTTCTTGTAGCATCATCTGGCGGTACTCCTCGTACTCTTTCATGCCTTCCTGTAATTTCTTGTTGTAAGTTTCGTTTTCGAATTTGTACATATATCTGTTTTACATTTTACCTGAATCAATTTTACCGCAGTCGTATCCGTCTTTCTGACCAGTAACGTAAGCATCGCATAGATGGTTGTCAATAAAGAAAGCTATTTCTTTTGCAATTTCATCTAGCTTAACTACGTCTATGGCAATGTACCTTGGACTACCAAATGTAATACTAATCTTTGAATGTTTGGCAATAATTTCCTTAATTTTTTCTTCCATTGTTTTTGATGTTTAAAAAGTGAAAAATAGATGAGTGACATTTATAACCTAAGAATCTTTTAATAACAGACTTATTCATAGATGGATACTTATCGAACACGGTCAAGCAAAAATCTCTTCTTGCCTCTATGTATTCGCTACTCCTTCTTTCTCCTTTACTATAGAAAGATTTGGGGCTATTTGCTTTGAGCTGCTCCAGTGTAATGCGGTGTTTATTGCATATATTCTCCGCATGGGATTGTATATCTTCAGCTGTATATGCCTCAACTCTAACCTGCTTATTTATTACCACTTCCTTTACAATAGTTACTGGCTTAACAGACTGTTCAAACTTGGTAAGAAGAAGCATTATCCGTTTCTCATCATAACTCTTCCACTCGTACTCATTAAAGTAGTCTTTCAGCTCTTTTAGAAACTCCTTCTTAGTCATATTTAGTAATCGTATTTAGGCAGAAAGTCTCTGTTAAATGGCAGGCATCCAGCCTCATCCACAAATTCAACAGCACCCTGCATTTTAAGTAATATAGGTTCTCCTTTTGGCGTAGGTTGACCGCCAGTATCCTTGTTCCTTACCTTGTCTACGCTAACCTCAGTAAACATCCATCTTGTATTGTCCTTAATTTTACGGTGGAAAACAACGAAGTTGTGTACTTTGTTATACAGCGCAACACCACCCTCTACCATTGTAGCATGAGGCATCTTCTGGTTGCCATCATTATCAAGCATACGCTGTGATTCGGTATTAGTGTGAGCACTTAGAAACAAAGTAACTTTCGTCCTGCTTGTGAAAGCTAGCATATCGCTGTATGCCTCGTAGTCGTACTGATACTTAGTCTTTGCCATAGTTACATTGGCTTTCAGAGAGTTATACGGGTCTATAAACACCCCTTTCAAAGACTTCCTATGAAGTAACGCTTCAGCAAAACCTAGTAACTCCTTGTATTCGTACGTTTTATCATTCGTTACGATATAGAAATGGTCATTAATGAATGAGATAGCATACTTCAGCCAATGCTCAGGAACCTCTTTAATTTTTCTGCCTGTAAGGTATTCAATTAGCTTCATCTTGACAGAAGATGGGTTGTTCTCGCCAGTATAAATCATCCAGTTCCATCCATGATTGACAGCAGATACAAGCAGGAACCATAGGATAGTAGTCGTTTTACCTACGTTTGAGTGAGCCACAAAAGCGTAGAACTCAGCCTCCTTAAGCACGAAGTACTTATCAAGTTCATCATACCCAAATCCCTTACCGCTTTCTATTAGACCCTGACGGAACTGCCTGATATACAGCTCGTCAGCACCTACATCGCTAAGGAAGTTTAGTTCATCCTCCGAGTACTGTATATACTCTAGCGCTTCATTGTAGTAATTTTCGGTTTCATGGATAGGTGCAAGCATACCATAGGTGATACCATCCCTTATAGTCTGCTTTGCCGATTCAGAATCGTCAATGTTTCTCTTTACAATTTCGTGAAAAAGTAAAGCTTCAGCTATATCTTTCTCGACTTTTCCGGCTGATACGTATCCACCCATAAGTACAGATGCCTTAAGTAGTATGTTATGCTTCTCTCCATCAGGAGCAAGCCTAATCATCCTGGCTGCTATATCTAGCTTCTTGTAGTCCGTAGTCGCTGAGCCACTGATTGATATGCCATCAGGCCTTACCTGTTCAGCGTCATCCTCTACATCATAGTACGTGCTGCTGTACGGATTTATGTACATATCAGGGTCGTATGAAGCGTAAAGAACCCTTGACTCATTACGAGCTGTAGTATCAAGTATCTTGTACCTTTTGATAATAGCGTTGTAGTGTCTACGATGATTCCTACCGTCACCTATCTTAATCAAACCGTGACAACCTGTCCCACTTATAGATTTCCACAATGCGTAGATAAACTGGTCTTTCTTTAGCTCTTCTATTACCTCGTCTATGTTGTCAATATCGTCAATGTCTATGGGTACATAGCCGCTGTGCTTAGTCAGACACTCATCCTTTCTGCAAGTATCTGCTCCTTTGTCGTTCTTTACCTTTAAAGTAAACTCTCCTGCATACAGGATACAAGGCAACTCTGATTTTAGTTGAGGTATAAGCGATTCATCTGTGCAATTTCTGCTCAACCTTATCCTTCCACCTGCCATCCTTGATATATGACAGCACACTGCCTAGCGGCTGCAATATAGGATTGCAAGTGTCTGTTATGTTTTTGAATAATGTGACATTTGGCATATTGATGAGAGTGAAAATTTTGGAAAAATTCATGCAGATAGAACAGCCCCCCGGAATGCGAGGGGCTTGCTCTAATCATACGTACACACAAACTACTAAAACGGGAGGTCGTCACTTGACGACTGCTGCACAGGCTGTGGCTTTGAATAGGTCTTTTGAGGCGTGGGCTTATCGCCGCTAGGGACCCAGTTATCAAATACAGCGTACATCTTATCTCCCGATTTAGTTTCCTTGAGTTCGATGTTCACCCATCCATCTTTATTTTTCTTGGATTTAAGGTCATTAATAAAGTCGTCTGCCTTAATAGAAATTTTAGTTCCGAACTTACCTTTCTTTACATAAAGGTTGTTTGCATAATCTACTTTGTTCATTTTGATTTATTTTAATGTTTGATAATACTCAATTAGTTCCGCATAGATGTCTACGGATTTTTTGTCAGGATACTTTCTGTATAGGTAGTTGTGTATCTTACGGATGGCGTGCAGTATGGATGTCCTGTTCTTCTGACCATTTAACAGCTTAACAATACTCTCGATGTTAATCATTGAAATAGCTGTCATCATATACCAGCACCAGTGTCTTGTCTCTACGTTTTTACCATCCCTGATGTCGTTGTCAAGTGTCTCGTACCCTACGTTGAATACAGCGCAGCAAGCGTCTCTCCACTTGTTATACTCTTGTACTACGTAGTCGTCGTTTCTTGGCTTACGATATAGGATAAATCCTTTTGATGTTAACTGAGATGTCCACTTGGTGTTGGTCTTTGTATTTAATTCATTTAGAACCTGACCTATCATTACCCCTATTGGTGTCATACGTTTGATTTTACCTGTTTCAATATACCGTCTTCGAAATAGAGCTCTAAGGTACAAAGTTTATCTTTAATTGTAGCATAAACTTTTTCTGGCAGCGGTTCAATAACTACCTGATGTTCAGTATTGATAACTAAAGAAGTCCCTCCTACTGACATATTCATTACAGTCATACGCATATTCTTATATATTAAGTTGCCTCTACTATTAATGTAATAGAAGTTAGCGTCACTACCTAGCTCATCTGTGTAGAAGTTGCATACAGGAACGCCGTCATGTTTTACATCTTCAGTAGCAATAATCTTGAGTATGTTAGGCGGTATCCATAGCGTAGGTATCATTACCAAGTCGTCAATTTCTACTTCATAAACTCCTTCTGAATCTTGCATATTTCTGTTTTAAATGTTTGTATATTCTATAACCAAAATCTATTAGGGCTGCTGACACGAATAGGAAAGAATAGGTACACACCCACACTATACACATTTTATTGTAAAGCGTCATTAGTATTTTACTCATCATCCGACATTCCTTTTTTAGCCCATCCTGGAAGGTCAAGCGTCATCGGGTCAGAGCCTCCGTAAAACTCATATCCTGAATCGAACAACCCCATATCCAAGCAATAAGAGAAGTCTGCCATTGCTTTCTGAAACAGCTTTCTACCTTCATCTATGTATGTATCTGATGGGATGAATACTCTGCTAAGGTAGGGGAAGGATGTTTCTATTACCACGTACATTACCTTCTTGCCATTCACCCAGTTGTAAATAGCTGCTTGCAGGTGATACCTTAGATTATAGAAGTCTCTTTGTATGTCGCTGTAATCGGCAGAAGATACTGTCTTTAGCTCCACATTGTAGTCATTACCGATAGCGTCAATGTATCCGCATATAGGTAGCGACTCGTAGTTCTTATCGAACCTTTCCTCCCTTATGTCCGTACCAGTGATGTACTTATAGTTAGGGCTGTGCATGAACTGAGTAACCATTTCCTTTGCCTTTATGAATACGTTAGGCGGTACAGATTGCAGCTTCTTCTCAGTCATGGTGTCTAAGAACTTTTGATAGTCTTCCTTGCCTTGATTGGTGCGCTTGTTGAACTCAGGCTCTACTGCAAAGTTATCATTGAACTTCTCAGGCTGAAGGATTAGGTTGTGAACTACAGAGCCAAGTAGCATAGCATCTGTTTGCTTTCTTTCCTGTGTCAGGTACTGAATGTAGTGCTGCGGTGAGCGAATGAACTGCTTGATTGAGCTGAAGGACAGCGGACGTTCAAGCAACGTCTCTCGTGTGATGTTCATCTGATTTGGTTTTGTTAATAGTTAATCGTTTCTTTTCCAATTCTTTGGATTCATTAAGTAAAGTATAAATCCAATTACATGGCATAATCCTTTCATGATATTTTTATTTCAGTGCAAAATGATTCAACCTCAAACGATAGCCTAACCCACTCCTCACCATCAGAGTATTCCGTTAAGTATTGAGCCACAAATCCTCCTGTATCTATTCTAGTCTTCTTCTCTATTGCTTCGGTAATAATCTCCCTGGCTCTGCTCCTGATGGTATAGTTATCAGGGATACCTATGTCTGCCCACTCCCAGTCTAGCTTATCCATAACCATTCTGACCTTGTCAAAGTCAAATGCGTCCATTATGTCAGCAATAGCCTCGTGCTGTGCGGATGTCATAGCTAATGTTTTAGATTGTTGGTATTGATTTAAAATAAAGGTCAACATCAAAGTATTCGTCTGAGTTTTTCTGCATAGCCATCGTCTTTAATTGTTTTGCGTAGTGCTGAACAACAGACCTTGTAACCCCAAGCTCTCTTGCTATTTCATATTGCTTTTTATTTAGGTTTAGGCATTCGATTATTTTAATTCTCTGTTCCGATGTTACTGCCATATACTTATTTTTATATGTTTTCAATAATGATATTAAACACCTTATGCGACTCTATCTCTGCCCATGTTATGATGGACTCTTCTAGGCTCATATTGTAGTAATGACTATCAAGAGAATGGTGCATTAGCTCATGAAATACACAACCGAAAGTCTCGTAGTTTTTGCCACATCGTTGCAGATTAATAAACACAAAGCGATTATCTCCTGTGTTATATTCTCCGTTTTGCTTTGGAATATAATTTGACAACCCCCAAATGTATCCGTCTTGGCTTGTGTTATTATATTCCTTACAAGCACTCAATGACAAGCCGTGCATTTCTTCTACTCCGTAGTGTATAAATATGTCGCATGGACATTTACCTAGCAGAAGAACATATCCATCTCTTTGAACCTCAACCATAGTATTACTTTTGGAATTGCTTAGAAAACGCTTGCCTGAATGAGGCGTGAGTCTTGACAGAATCAGGCAATGTCTTTGCCCACTCTACCGCCTTTGTCTTGTCTTTTACCTTAGACAGTTCCTGCAATGCCGCTTGTAATGGATGAACGCCGTTCACCACTCCCTGCATATTGTTAATGTATTCTGTTACGTCCCATATCTTGTTGCCTTTGTCGTCTGCCGGGTATGGGTACTGCTTTCCGTTAAACTCCTTTGAGCCAGCGTTCAGGTCTACCATGTCTAGGTCATACAGGAACCTGCCAACTCCGAAGTTAACAGCTGCACGCTTGAAGGCGTCTGAGGCTGCTGACTTTTCAGCTTCGAAGTTGCCTTCTGAGCCTACATCTTGGCGTTCAAGCACAGAGCCATCAGGCATGACTACACCGATAGAGCAGTAGATGCTACCTTTCACGTCGTGGTAGGTCTTAGTCCATCCGAAAGTACAGTACTTGTCAAGGGCATCCATCGCCTGTCGTGCGTCAATGTAGGCTACGCAGGTACACTTTGTGTTGCCCTTGTTGAACGATTGTACACGCCATTGATAAGGCATTGGATTAGAAAGGTTTACGATTAGTTCGCTAAGGAACTTTGCATTGTCTGTCATATATTATGGTTTATTGGTTTAGAGATAGCCCACCTTGTCCTTCTTGACCGAAAATAACTTATGTATATTTCGATTCAAAGTGGGCTAAGAGTTTAAAATATACCTCTTTTAAATAGCTTTATCAGATATATTATTGTAAGTATGTATGTTAGTAATAGTACTAGTGAAACTACAATCATGGTTATACGTTTAGAGTTTAGATAATGCAATATAATACATATTTACAGTACTTCCAAATTTATTTTTAAAATGGCATCTTTGTCTTTGGTGGGTGGTAGGATGTGTTCAGCGTGTCTATGAACTCTCCGTCAGACAAGTGGTTGTATTTGAATAATATCTGCTCCCATGTTTCATTTCTGTTTGTATTTACTAGAACAGCTTGCACTTCACCTTCACCCCATGAGGAATCCTTGTACTCTTCTGGGTTAGAGAACTCGTTAATCAGTTCAAAATCAAACAGTTTGTCTTTGACGTATTGTTCTACGTACTCTTTTGACAGACCTTTTATATAGTCGTCATGTCTCTTGCATAGAGGAACGCTTAGTTGGTCTCGGATGGCTTCGATGTGCCATACATTGTGGATAAGTTCTAATTTGCCTTGCATAGTTAAAGTTTTTTAAGTGATTGTATTTAATTTGTAAATTCTTAATTTGTAAACATACATTAATCTACTATACCGCCCCCATAATATAAGTTAAATGACTTTGATTTATAATCATCACTTTTTAACCATTCATTATACTTGTCTTGCCAATCTTTTGTTTCGAATTTGTAATAAGAGCCATTGCAGTATCTAAGACTATTATTTAACTTATAAAATTTCTCAAATATATCTATCTCTGTAATACCATCTATTTCTATATTTCTGATTAATTTGGTAGAGGAACTTACATAATATCCACCTGATGGATATTCTTTTGTTTCTCTTACATTGTCATAATAGTTTAAATTTGCTTTCATTTTGTTTTTCTTTTAGTGATTAAAAAAAATTATATTTGCTTATGGCTAAGTCTCGCACACAACAGTACTACGATAAGAACCCAGACGCAAAGAAGCGTAAAGCTGCTTACGATGCGCTGTATAATAAAGACCCCAAACAGCGTAAATATAGGTCGGAATTGAATAAAGCCAACAGGGAAGCCGGAACCTATGGCAATGGGGATAAAAAAGATATGAGCCATACCAAGACTGGTAAGCTCGTTAAGGAACACCAATCTAAGAACCGTGGTCGTAACGGAGCAGATGGGAAGTCCACAAAAAAGTGATAGTGAACGACATTAAAATACCGGGCTGTTGTATTTACCGAAACATAGGTTACACATACCTTCGTGTGCCTCTACATCTTTCTCTGTTGCATATCCACCACAAGACCAACAGCATTTATTATCGTCAGGAAATATAGCTATCTTCTGTTCAAGGCAGTAGTCTGCAAACTCCAAACACTCATCGAGGGAATCCTCGGGGAGATACTGCTCGTGATACGCTACATCTATCTTACCCATCTCCTCATACTGTGTTAGGTTGCCAGTAGTCTTAGAGTAGATACCGTTTCCGCAGTACCTATATCCTGACATTATCAGTACGGCATGGTAGTATATGTCTTCAAGCAGCATTTCCTTTAGGTCTTCATTACACGGCATATCTGAATACCAATCTAAGTAGTACTTGTCATTAATGCTACTACCTACTACATCATCTTTGACAGCAGATGGCTTGTTGTCATATCCGCCATACCAACCGTCGTATGTATCGTAGTAGCCGTAAGGCTTTTTTCCGTATGTGTTTTTAGTAGCGTACATATCAGGCTCAGGTTTGTGCGGATACTTTTTGATAAGGCTTCCGATGATACCATATACCATATCCTTGGTATTGTTTACATCATCCACATCTATTATCTCGTCTGTTGAGTGAGGGTTATGGTATCCGCAGCTCATGTTTGCACAGCTTATGCCTACCTGTCTTTGTGTTAGCTTACCTACGTCTGTGATACCACCTGGATGGAACTTGTACCCATAGTTAGTAATGATTCCTAGTATGTCATATTGAAACTCTTTTGAGGATATGTCAGTACCGGATATGGAGGTTACGAAGTCAGCGTTACCCTTCCTGTCACATTGTAGGATATACATACAATCATCGAAGAAGGATATGTCAGCAAGTCCACTGCCTACGCACCCTATCTCCTCGTCTCGGAAGAAGCAGGCTTTGATACTAGGGAAGTCTCTCACCGCAGCTAGTGCGATATAGATACCTACCTTATCATCACCACCGATACCTGTGAAGTTACGCTTAGACAGGTCGTAGGCATACACGATACCATTCTTCTCGTCATAACCTACTGAGTAGTAGTCGTCAGGTATGATAGGGTGGACAGTATCTGTATGGGATACGATGCAAGGATAACCTGCGTTTGTCGGCATACCTTTAGTGACATATACATTACCATCTACAACGGATACATCTGCTCCGAAGTGGTGTGCGTATTGTACTATGAGGGATGTCATACGTTCGACACTGCCGGAGTATGACTGGGTTTCGAGAATGTCTCGGAATAATTGTTCTACCATTGTATTGTATTTTAATTGTTATTGATTAGGGCTGCTCTTCTTCTTCGCTTTCGTTCTCTGCCATGAACTTATCGTACTCGTCTTGTGTTACCTTGCGACCATCAGGTAGTTCTTGTGCTTCCTTCTTGAGCATCCACTCACCACTTATCTCACATTGTACGCACTTCTCTATCAGGTAGTAGCAACCATCTACATCAACAGCAACCTCATCTATATCATCCTCGTGAACATATCCGTAGTTCTCTACGTACACAGCGTCATCTATATGGATGGTTTCAGTGTTATACTCGCAGTAAATGGTATCTTCTACATGGTAGTATCTGTCTCTTGATTCAACGTATGTGATGTTCTCATCATCTTGGTGGTAGTATTGATGTCCAACTTCAACGCTAACATCTGAATATATGTAATCTGAATACGCATCGCAGTACACTGCATTATCCTCATCTATCCATTCTTGATGCCATTCAGACCATACCTCCCCATCGTGGTCTTCATCCTCATCATCATCGTCCACATCTTCCTCATTATCGAAGAACACCCTTGCGTCTTTTTCGTCATGATTAGGATTGAGTATTGTATCGTAGAATATACCAGTTCTCCAACTACTTGCGTGATTATCTATTAACGACGCATCGTACGTCTTTATCATCTCATCTATTACATCCCTTCTCTTGCCACCATATAGCAAAGCGAATGATACCTCAGAGCGTAGTAGACTTGTCTCGCTGTCTACAGGGAATAGGCTTGAGATGAAAGATGGTCCGTTTGTGCTACGAAACTGATAACATCTTAGACCTTGCTCTCTTTGTGACAGACAGTTGGTAGCGTAGAACTTATCACCATCTTTTACGATGAACACTACCGTATCCAGCCAGGGCATAGAAGACCACGACTCATCAATATGCACCGGAATCTTTACTATTTCAGGGCTAATCTTGCTGCCATTATACATATCGAATGCAAAGAAGTGACAGCTCTGTTGAGACTTGTAGTAGAATCCATGACGCACTGCATACTCAATCATCGTAGTACAATGAGCATCTGTTGCATGGTAGATGGTATCCATGTACGTATTCTCACCATCGAACCATAGTATTGCTCTTGCTACAATTTTGTAGTCATTGTTCCTAAGTATCAGCATGGAGATGCTATCCTGATTCTGTTCATAGAACCTGAAGTATGGTTGACAATAGTCGTAACGCATACAGCTACCCATCAGGTTAGATGATGTACCGAAGTCAACGTAGTTATTATTAAGGTAGTAGTATCCAATCATCTCACCACTAGCCACTGAGAAGTTAGGCGACTCAGCACCTTCTCCATGCTCATCACCGTTCATAGATATGTATGACTTAATCTTGTTGACAAAATACTCTACATTTTTGTCGCTGTAGTTATCATTACCATTAAGCATTCTGAATAATTTACCCGGCTTCATTAGTTGCAGTCCTTTGTCGGGCCATCTGCCGTTAACCTTTTGGACGTTACTACCTTTCTTGTAAAATCCAAACATAGCACCCCTCAGGTGCACGTTTTCGATAGGTAGGTTTGATGTCATAGAAACGAATGGGTCTGCTGCTTCGTTTAGGATTTCGAATGTTGTTACTGTGTACATGGAGTTTTGTTTAGAGATGAGTAAAGGGGAGGAGTTGTTACACACCTCCCATGATGATGTCATTTGAGTGCTAACGCATTATCCAAGAGCTGTATATCCTATGTCAACGAGGTGCTGCTCTGCTTCGCTGTTTGCAAACACCGGAACGAGACGTACAGCTTTACCTTTCTTGGTAGGTGATGCGTACCATACGACGTTGCCACCTTGCTTGTGTAGGTAGAAGCCATGTCCTGCCTCGTCACCTGAAGCAGTAGAGTGTACTACTTCGATAAGGCGTGTGTCGTTGTAGTCGGGAACGTTAAGCGTGTCAACAAATTGTGAGAGTGAATCATAGTCTACGTTAAGCACGAAGCCTTGCTTTGATAGCAGGTCAGGTACAGCTCCGAGAATGATGTGTTGTACATTTCCATTTTGGTCGGCATTGTACATTGCTTTGAGCGTGCTGCGGTCTAATGTTACTTGTGACATTTTAGAGTGACAGTTTTTATCGTGGTGTCTCCACGTTATCGTTTAATTATTTTAGTTTTGTTTAGTAAATAGTTTTGATATGTTTGTGTATCCTAGTGACTTAAGGTATTCCTGTTCGTCTTTGTCGTGTGAAAGCACCAATGCCATATCTGATGCTGAGTATTGTCTAACAAATACCTCGCTATTCATCATATAGAATCCTAGACCTCCCTCTTCGCCTTGTGCTACACCCAATATAGGAGCGATAGTTACATTATCCCAAACTGTTCTTATATTGCAACAGTAATCATCTATATTGCTACTAATATTTTCTCCTCTACTAGCCATCTTCATCTTCCCCCTCAATACAGCATTGTCTTCTTGTGGTTTATCTTCTTGTGCGATGAAGTCGTCTTCGATGTCGTCATCATCTTGTAGTACGTATGGGTGGTCGGATACAATTTCATCCCAGGCATCACTGAATAGCGAGTCCTTGATTGTCATTAGGCTGTTCTTGACAGATATTTTTTCTTTCTTTGTCATGTGATTTTGTTTTTAGTTAAAGTAATATTTCATTATACGTCTGCCAAAGTATGTGCGTAGTGCCTTTCTTATATCGTGTCCTGTTTCGTACACGTTACGCCCATCAGGATGTTTCTCGTCACGATAGTCTGCCCATATAATATCAGCGATTACCCTTGCCGCAGCTGGTCTGTATTCGGTAGGGAAGTATTGCCCGGTGATGTACTGAAGCTGTCCCCTTTCATCTATTGTCAGCCTACCTGATGACCTTTGTAGGTATGCCTTTATCTTGTCATCAAGGTTGTTTACTCTCAGTCTTGCGTGGTTGAGTAGGTCGTGGAAGTCACCCATGTCCTTAGTTATCTCACGCCTTTCGGAGTTGTATGCTTTCCAGTCTCCGTAATTGTGGAAGTCAAGTCCAGGTCTCTGAGACACGAACTTGCATAGCAGATTGATTGTACTCATACGTTTTGTTTTTAGAGTGATTATTCGTAACGGAAATTTTTTATTGTATTACCGTGTTTACTTAGTAAAGACATATCTAAGTTACAGCTGTAATACCCACTTGCGAAATGATACCCAGGAATCTTGACTGAATGTCCATTTGTAGGGATTAGTTCAATGCCATACCCTTCTATCTTACGGAAGAATTTATCATCAGATAGGTCGAACTCTAATCCTTCAAAGTCCTGCATACCTATATGCTCAAAGTCAAAGTAAGCGTATGCGTCCATGTTTGTATCGTCATAAAATACAAGAGATAGTCCGCAGTCAAATGTGATACGCTTATGTCCGTCATATTCTTCATCATCAACGGCATTTACACTTGTAATACTTACAACGCGACTTTTCTTGTGATATTTAGGGTCAAATATTACGTTGCTTGTATCCAAACCTAGCACGTACATTGCGTTCATAATGAAAGCCTCCAGTGTTTCCCTGCTCAGATACATTATAGATTGTCTGACACCTAGCCTACTAGCATGAATTACGCATGGCTTGTCAGCATCTTCGCCTACGTAGTTGTTTACGTTCAGCGTAAATAAATCGTCCGAGTTCCTGATAACTGTAACAGTTTTGTTATGGTACTTTCTCCTTGCACCTTGCAAGAAATTAGTTTCAAGTCGTTTCGACGTGTCTTTAATCATTGCCATAAGTTTTATTTTAGAGTGATTAGGAATGTTTCATGCCGGACATTACACCATACCCTTTGCGTTGAGCTAGTCGGTTAATCCTGTTTGCTGTATCAAGTGGTACTACCTGAATGGTGTTACCTGTTTTGTGGTTCGTTACAGGTATGCAGCCTACTCTTTGCGTATCTGAGCAGTCTATACATTTGTCGAATCCTGCACGAGTGAGCCTGAGTTCAGGCATCTGTTTACCGCAGCGTTTACATGGGATTGTCTGCATATTTATCTGATTTATCGGTTTGCAAAAGTGCGATTAGAAAAAATACAGCTACGCCAATTAACATAGCGGCGATATTGTCCGTCAATAATAGTAAGCAAGCGATAATGAATAGTATTAGTTTCACTTTAGTTTTGTTTAGATGTAAATAAAAAAGCCGGACAGCATTACCTGTTTCCGGCTCGTTCTCACTCAACACAATATTTTTAGAATGTTACCATGTGGGCTCCTGTTCTCATTTTAGGCGCAGCACCGTTGTATTTCTTCGGCATCCATACTCCGCATCCACCACCGCCAACATTACGGTAAGAAGAGCAAGAAGACAGCATTCCAATAACAATAGCAATTCCTAAGAGTTTTTTAACTAGTTTCATAATAGAAGTTTTTGTTTTTTGTGAGAGATTGTTTTTAAATACATTAACGTCGAAATAGTGTGCGTTTGGTGTAGGCGGTTTTGGCTCGTATCTAGAGCCGAATTTAACATACTCCGCCCATTCATTCTGTGTCATGTGCTTAGAGTTTACTGGTTAAGGTTTGGGTTTGCTTGCATACGTTCGAACATTCTGAGACTTGCCTTTCTTCTGTAATCTTGCACGTCTTCCCCTAATAAATTAAGGAGTTCAACAGTACGTGAGTGAGTACTTTGTACCTTTACGTGTACGTTACGGCGAATAGTACCGTTAGCTTTTACGGAGAGGATTTTCTGAGCCATAGTTTTAATGTTTAAGAGTGAATAAATAGGGGACAGCCGGGAATCGAACCCGGCACTACCTTTCGCCTTCACTTAGTCCCTGTCCCTTTAAGTATAAAAAAATACAAGTTACCCAAACAGAAACAGCCCTTTGTTTAACATCAGGGCGAGTATAGGCATAGCATAGCTTACCTGTTTATGAGTGAGTAAAAAGATTTTTATTTTAGTTTTCTTAAGTTATCTTTTTATTGCGTATTCTCTACAATTCTCAGCTTCACAATTTCATACGTAACCCTTACCAATTTCCAATGGATAAGGCACTAACAGAATCCGTCCTCTGTTAGCGTGCAGACTTTTCCCCGTTAAACGGTTGGATGCACTGCAACGAAAGCAATAACATAAATATGTTTAATTGCTGTTAACTTCCGCTATGTCAATGAGCTTGCAAAGTTACATTTTCGACAAACGTAATAAAGCACCGCGCTTTGTTTGACAATATACAGGACGCACCGCGCGTTTTTTCCTGTAATATTATTACGTCTGTTTTCTATGTTGGTCGTATCCTTTGCTAGATATTTGCCGACCTTTGCGCGTCCCTAAATTTCCGAAATTTCCGCGCGTCTATTTTCAACGCGCTAAGGGACGCACCGCGTAAAATTACGCGTGAATATCCGCGAATATTTCGCGCGTTGCGTTGTCTACATTGGCGCACTTTTCGCCGCGATAATAACGCGTAATGATATTTTTAAACTCTGTTGGGGTGATGCCACCGCGTAGCATATTTCGCGCCGCTTCTGTTTCCTTTACAAAATCCATATATTCGCGAATCGGCAATTTATACACATCATCAACTGAAATATCTTTGCCTGTTTCCGCTGATAAGTTAGCGCAAAAAATTTCAGACTTTGCGCGCGCGTTTTCTTTAAATAGTAACCGAATTACCGATAAATCCAGGAACGCGTTTTTTATTTCCTTTGCCATGTCTTTCCCCGCGTCGTTTGTTGCTTTGCGTTTTTCGCGCGCTAGTCTTTGCGCTAGTTGTCGCGCTGTCTCATTCTCTTTCGCGATGTGGTTTAATGAAATTTGTACTTTTTCGGTTTTTGTAGTTTGCCCAACTTGTGGGGCTGTTGTTGTCTTTTTCATTTTGTTTTTGTTTTTGAGTGATTGAATAAATACAATACAAATATACTACATATATATACTACATTCCAAATATTTTAATAACTATTTTTGCAACAACGTTGCAAATAACTGTTAAAATTATGTTAATGGATTACTAAAGAATTTAGCACAACTATTGCTAATAATTTTAGTAAAAGAAAACAGGCTGTAAAATTAAAATTGTTTCACGAATTATATTACTAATAAATTTAGTACTAACAATTTTAGCAAAAACAGTTATCCTATTCGCTGATTTACCGGAAAAAGAAAAAGTAAAGAGGGGAGCTGAAATTCAATTTGCGTTATCTTTCACAAGTAAGTAACATTCAGTTGATTACGACGACAAAAGCTATTTTATTTTTTTTCGGAGGGTACACGGTAGCTGAAGTCGTTTCCCCACAAAACGAATCGATGCTGAGGGGATGGGGT